TTATGACGCAGCGACTCCATCGCGAAGTTTCTGAAGAATGCGCGCGATCTCAAACTCCTCCTGATGCGTCAAATTCAATGTCTCGACAAACTCTTCCAGTTCGGTCAATGCTGATTCCATCCTGTCTCCCCCTTGCTCTCCCAGTCTCTCGACTGTGAAACACTGTATACCCATACAGTAACAACGCAAATCTACCACTTTTTGCAGGCTCGCGGGAGTAAAATTTTGGCCTCCTTCCTCTATCTTCCTGTTTGGTAAAGAAAAACCCCATACTCTGTGACTCGTCATACAACCGCTACACTCCGTCGTTCTGGTGATGTGGGCGGTGACTTCACTGTGCGTTCTACTTCTTATTTTTAACCTACAATCTACATGACCCTTATGTGCCATTACTGAGCATTTGCACCATAGGAGTCCCAGATTTGAGACAAATTACAAAGCCATGATCTAGAGCACGGGTTGGCGCCAAACAAGGAACACTAATGAAACGCTACTTGACGAGCTCCAGTCTTGCCTATGTTCATCGCACCAAGCAGAAAGTGCGCCGCCTGCTGGCCGAACGGAAGTTGACTCAAACCCATATCAGCAAGATGACGACAATCCCAAGGTCGAGCATATCTCGTTGGCTTTCACCTCATCACGACGACTTCATGGGCCTGGCTGAGGCGGTAATGGTGTCTTCTGCTCTAGGAGTTTCTGTCCAAGCAATACTTGCCGATCCAGACTGGAGCGTTTCAGATGATGAGCATATGGGATTGATCAACTTGGCGGCGCGGCTGCCAAAGCCACACTTGGCGTCGATGCTGAACTGTTATGCGGAGATTCTGGGGGTGAGCGTAGGGTAAGGGGCGATATCTCGCCCCTTTGTTGTCTTACTCTTGATCCTCTGAACAGGATTCAAGGCTGCCGTACACGTCTTTGAGCTGGCGAATAATGCGAGCAATTTCAAAGCGTGATTGCGGGGTAAGATCAAGTACTTCAAAGATTGTTTCAAGTTCAGATACGAGAGACTGGGGGTTCATTGCGAACTCCAAATGGCAAAGTTGCATGGGGTGATATCCCCAAGCACGCCTTGCTCATCCCTCAGGTTATCACCTGATTAATGAGAGCGACGTAGAGTACCCATTAGGTCTCCTTAGTGATTTTTGAATTCCAATTGTATCCATCATAACAGCCACGCATACCCTCTGGAAGGGTCTACCTGCATCTCACAAAAAATGAAGGGCTGGGCAGACTTGCCTGAAAGACGTTCCACTTTTTTTGTGAAAAGCATCAATATTAAACCCTGCATTATCTGTAATACTCTAGCCCGTTATGATGCTGTAACCGGTGCCAACTAATTTTAGTTTGCAATGATACAACTTAATGAAAGATGGAGATATTTATGCGTATCGCAACAGTAGTTGCTTTCGCTTTACTATCAGGCGCAGTACATGCTGAATGCATAGGCTCTGACAGCTTTAAAACATGCTACGACGATAGTGGAAACACCTATAGCGTTCAGAAATTTGGTGGTTCTACTTACGTCAATGGTCATAACTCCGAGACGGGGTCTAGCTGGAATCAACAAAGCCAGAAGTTAGGGAATAGCACATTCACTACCGGCCAAGATGCAGACGGGAACTCGTGGAACAGCACTTCAACCAAAGTTGGAGACTCAACCATTATCAATGGCACTGATAGTGAAGGGAAATCATTCACAACCACGTGCAATGAATATGGTTGTTACTGATTCATCGCTACCAAATCGAAATAATAAAATTTAACGCGAATCCAATCAGGACGAGAATGAATGTAAATGCCATGAAGTTATCTAAACTTTCCCGGTTGGATTTGCTAAAACACCAGAACCCTATCGCAGCAGGGATCAGTGCCAACGTGAAGCTGAAACTGAACGCCTTCAGTGCCAGCACCATGCACCCTATTGCAAGTAACAGCCACATGGTCAAAACCTCCCTAAAAAGGCCTCAGTCTACTCCCGTCGCTGAAGCCTCGCCAGGGCCGCTATTCCCAGTTTGACATGTTGTTGTTTACCGCCTGATATACCAGATCGTTGCGACGAGCCAACAGCTCATCAATACGGCGGCGCTTCTCTTCTGCTGCCATGGTCTTGTCGCGCTGGATCAGCTCAATCTTGTTGCGCACCACCCTGACCTGCTGCTGAGTACGGCTCAGGCTGCGCCGTGACTTCAAGATCCCGCCCTGTTCCTCCAGCAACTCGCTCGCCTTGTCAGTCAGCCCTTCGCTGCGGTACTGGTCAACTGTGCGCTTTAGCTGGTTGACCTCGTTCAACATCCGGTAAAACTCTTCCATGTGTTGGGTGGACTTGGCCGGCCCGGTGCCACGGTACACGGCTTTAACCAGAGGTATCTCATCGGCGCGCCAGCTGGCGGATTCTCCTGGTGTTCCGGCACGGATCAGGCCATCGGCAGCAGCCATTACATAGCTGCCCATGGTACCGGTATAGCCGATCACCAGGTGTTCCAGTTGCTTGGGGGACAACCCTGAAAGTTCGCCCAACTCTCGCATCAGCAGGCTGGTCTGCTCGTTGTAGCGCGCCTCAGCACGTACGGCCAGATCCTGCGGGCTATCGATAGGGCCACCTCGGAAACTGTCATAGTTGAAAGCGGCTTCCACCATTGGCTTGACGATCTGCGGGGTCGGGTTCAGGGCGAAGGTATCGCCGATTGCCCGAGCCACAGCCTTGCCAAACTGGGCGCCGGTGTCTTTGTCGCCCAGGGCTCGCACCATGCGCTCAGGGATAGTGCCAAATATCACCCCGATCTCGAACGGCTTGGGGATCCGCCAGTGCTGATCGCCGACAAAGAAATGCCAGTTGGCATCCTTGTCCCAATCGGGCAACTCTTCATACCGCTCATCATCCCAGTTAGCAGCCAGCAACCCGAGCGACATTGCGGTGATCATGCCGGCACGCTTCGCTATTTCGCGCGGATTGTCGCGTAGCTCGCGCGTCAGCTTGCCCAAGCCCTGGATCCGGGCATTGAAGAATGGCAGCACCATAGCGGCCCCTTGGATGGCGCGAGCCGCCCCCAACATTGAGAAGTCCATCAGGTCCTTCGACTCAAAGGCTGCCTGGGCGTGGCTCTTGCCTGCCTTGATGGCTGCATCATACACAGCCTCACGGTTGCCGTTCTCCACCGCCTCACCAAGCCTGCTGTACTTCTCCCACACATCAGCCACAACACCCTTGGCATGTGCCGCATTGCGAATGATGGACTTCTCATAACGAGCGATCTGCTCCGGTGTCATCCCCTTGCGGCGCAGCGACTTGCGCACGGTATCGGCCATCGCTCCCGGGTCATTGCCATTGACGTAGCCACCCAGGAAGCTGGCTCCGCTGAACATCACATCAATGGTGCTACCATCCATCGCCAGAGTCTTCTTCACCCCACGGATAGAGCCGATCACTGGCTTGAAACCATCCTTGCTGATTGCCCAACTGGAGAGAGAGTCGCGCAAGAAGTTGCGCAACATGAACTCGGGTGATGCTGTGACCCCGGCTGTCAGCAGGCGCTTGGCCTTGGCGGCCACGTTGACCATGGCACCGAAGGGCTGGCGATCGAAGAAGGTCATGGCGCGATAAAGCTCAGGATCCTCAACCCGGATCATGTAGTCCTCCCCCTCCATCTTCACGGTGATCAGGTCCTTCCCGTTCTTGAGGGCACGCCAGTCCATCATGTTGGGCTTGGCGACTACCTCGATGATGCCGGTTTCTGCCAAGTTCCAGACGGTCTTTTGGGCCGCCATGTTCTTCATGGAGGCGTCGATCAGCTTGCTGGTGCTGGTAAAGATGTTCTCGAGCAGGTCGTTGGTGTTGGCCTCGCCCCCCTTGAGCTTCTTGATGCCGGCGTTCTGGTTGGCAACGCCCCTCGGCTTGAATGGGGCGATCACATCGCCGTCATCAGATTCACGGAAGAAAGGGATATACCACTCACTTTCGAACTCGGCCCGTGCCTCTTTGGTAAACAGGCCAGCCTCCTGCGCCAGATCTAAAGTGGCAGCGTTGAGGCGGTTCCAGCGGGCCTTCGCCTCCATGAACTTGGCCTCTTTGCCTTTGCCCTGGGCCTTGAGGGCTGCAATGTCATTGGCGTCGAGCAGGTTCTCACGTCCCTGCGCCAGCAGGATCTCTGCCCGGTGGCCAGCCATCCAGCCAAGCCAGTTGTGAAGGTCACTCCCCAGATCAGAGAAGATGCCGAGCAATGCATCTTTCTCGCCGGTACCCGCCTTGCGCTGGATCACCCCGTCATTCCACTCCGGCAGACCATAGAGCATGGTCGCCTGCATGGTGGAGGCGGCCCCCGTCGCCATCCGTGCCGCCACATAACCGGAGTCTGCGGCATCAGTAATGCCGGCAGCCTCCTCGGCGTATTTGATGGGGGCCAGCGCGTCGAGCACCTCGGTGTTGGCTTTCTTGATGACGCGATCGATCCATGAGCTGACCACGCCTCGGTCAACTTGACGGAGCTTGTTCAGGCTGGCCTTGGTCTTGTCGATGATGTCGGGCTTGGGGCCCAGGTTGAGCTTCTCCATGGCCGCATCAGCTGCGGTGTTGGTCTGGCTCATCTTGAGCCCGCTCTTTTTCTCTGGCTGAGCCGCCTCCTGACTGAATTTCTTGCCTCCATCCGGGCCGCCATCGTCAGGTCCGCGGCGCTTCATTTTCTTGCCAAGGCTCTCAATCAGCACCCGGGTTTCGGCGGCGGTAATGCCATCAGGTACAAAGCCGACCGCACGCAGCGCCCGGGTGACCCAGGCCACGACCCGATCCCAGCCACGGCCCCAGGCCCCCTGCTCCAATTCTGCGAGATGAGCCACCACTTCCTCGGCTTGGGTGCCGATGTCCTCATCGGCGTAATGGGTGTTTACCCAATCCCACACCGGCTTCATGCTGGGGTCCTTCTGGGACTGGATGAGGCGGCTCATCAGCTTGGTGTATTCCCCGTCACCCAGGACATTGGCCAGGCCATAGTGGGCCAGCACCTCATGGCGCAGGATCTCGCGCATCCGCTTGGGATTGGCGATGGTATCCGCGGCCACATGCAGGGTTCCGCTGTCATCATCAAAGGCGGCGCGGCGGATCAGGCCATCTTGTGCCGCCAGCCCCAGCGCCTTTTCCAGCTCGGCCTGGGTAGCGTGGATCTGCACATCAATACCACTGGCTCCACGGTACTGCTTGAACCACTCCTTGGTTACCAGCTCCGCCTCCTTGCGGGTCAGGTGCTTGGCTGGCTTCTCGCCCTGCGCCATAGCCTGTTTGGAGAAGCGGATCCGTCCATTAATGGCATCGCTGATAATCTTGCCAGGGTTTGAACGAGCACCGACGATGGCTACCAGGCCATCATACCCGGCAGCTTTCAGGCGATTGTCCTGCTCACTCAGGGTCTTGATGAAGCCCTGTGCGTCGATCTTTTCCATTGCCTGCAGGTAGCGAGACAGCTCTGAGTTCATGCTTTTTCGCAGGCTTGCCAGTAGGTTAGGCTGTCCGCCGCTCAGGGCGCTGGCGTATTCTGCTATCATCCCCTTGGCCTTGCCCCAAGCGTAATTGAATGACTCCCTACCGATCACCTCCTTCGGGCGCAGCTTCTTCAGCTCGTCGCGCAAAGCCTTGATGCGGGCATCCTGATCCTTGTAGTGCTGGGTTTGGCGGTTGTTCTCTCTCTCCGTGGCAGCGCTGGATTGCGCCTTGCGGCCAGACCGTCCGGTGATCACCCAGCTCGGGGTTTTGATGCCGTCGCGCATCAGCTTGCGGGCGTTGATGGCCTCCTCATTGGCCCAGGCTTGCACCTCAGCCTCGGCGGCCGCCCTCTGCTCTGCCGTGTCCAGTAGGCCGGCATCCTTCAGGTCATTGAGGATCCGCCCCACGCCGGTGCTGATGCCGCTGGCAAAGTTCACGCCCTGGCCCCGGTGGGTGGCTTGGTTGTAGAGGCGTTGCTGCTCCTCGTCGATGGCCGGAATACGGATACTTACCCCGTCCAGCTCGAGGCGCCCCTCGGTTACTCCTCCTGCGCCTTTTGCTGCGCTTGCGTCACCAGATCGCGGAACGCTTGGCGCTGCGCCGTGGTTATTCCGTGCTCCGGCGAGGCCAAAAAGATCGCCGCCGGGCTTGGGTTGGCTGGCTTTTTGCTGGTTGTAGGCGCTGATGGCCTTGAGGGTTTCATTGATCGCTGTCTCCGGGGTTGCAGGGTCCACCGCCGCGCCGAACATGTCGGCGGAAGTGGTCTTGTTGAGCATAGTCAGGATGTCGCCAACCATGCCGGTGATCGCCTTGGCACTGCGGGCGCTGGCCGCGATGGCCTGGGCCAGCAGGCTGCCCTCTGGGCTGGTGTCGCCTCCCAGCATATCAGACTGAGCGGCCATTTCTTGCAGGGACTGCCCGCTGCGCTTGGCGCGGGCGATGCTCTCCACTGCCTCGGCGAGGTAGTTGGAGATAACCTTGGCCCGCTCCGGCGAGTGCTGGCGCAACTTGGCCATGCCCACGGCGTTGTTGATCAGGGCGGTAGTGATGTTACGGCCGTCCGCGTCCACTTCGCCGGTGGCCGCATCCAGCAGCCGCTGGTTGTCGTAGCCGTAGGCGAAGATGGCCGCCGTCACCCGCTTGCGGTAGGCATCATTCCACTGCCCGTCCCGGCTCACATAGCTGTTGCTCTGGTTCTCGCCGATGGCAGACAGGAACGCCTGGAGGAATCGGTTGTTCTGGCTCGCCAGTACGTCGCCCCCCTCAGGGATGTTGAGCAGATCCAACATGTCGTCGGTCAGCTTGCCCGCGTCGGCGCCGGCATCCTCGGCGGCACTGTTCGCCATCTTGGCGTCGGTGTTGGAGTCCACCACGAAGTCACGCAGTTGGTCGTCGGTCATGGTGGTGATCCGCTCGCGCACCAGTACGGGCTGCTTCATGGCGCCGATCACGGCCGGGTCGATCCCGAAGTCGGCCGCATTGGCCTCGATGTAGCGGCGGTAAGCGTCGGCGTCACCGCGCTGGTAAGCCTGCCTCAGCCCGATAGAGCGACCGTTTCCACTCTCGACAATGCCGTCACGCACAATCGGCGCGCCCCGGTCGGTCTCCGGGCTGGCGGCCAGGCGTGCCCCGTCCGGCGCGGCGGCGATCTGCCCCACCTGTACCCGATAGGTTTGCTTGCTGCGGTCGCGCGGCTGCAATTGCTGCGGGTAGTCGTGGTTGAGATTGCCCTCAAAGTCGTGAGACGCCACCAGATCGGCAGCCTCCATCACCCGGTATTGCACCTCGACGCTCTGCCCCTTGGGGGTGGCGACCGTCACCCGCTTACCCTCTGGTGACGGCAGCGGCTTGGCCTCATTGGCGGGCTTGTCGATGACAAATATCTTGGTGCGTACATCGGTGGGGTTGAGCGACGCCTTGAATGACCCCTCCGGCATCGCCTGCTCACTGCCACCCAGCCCGTCAAACCACTCACGGAAGGCTTTGTTCTTGTTGTTTTGGCGATCCCCGGCGGTGGCGGACACAATGGCCACCAATCGCCCGCCCGGCTTGAGGTGGTCATAAGCATGGCGCACATGGTCAACATCCATGTCACCAGAGAACGGCGGGTTCATCACCACGGCGTCATAAGACTGGGCCGGGGTGGTGGCCATAAAGTCGCTACCCACCAGACCAAACCCTTTCGCCTGCAATATCTCGCGCAGGTCGCCAGCCAGCTCCACCGCATCGACCTTGGCCCCGGCAGCGCGCGCCGCCTCGGCCAACATGCCATGTCCGGCGGACGGCTCCAGCACCGTCATGCCCGGCTCAATCCCGGCCAGCGCCACCAGATCGGCGGCGTGACTTTCAGGGGTCGGGAAGAAGTCGATAAAGGCATTACGGTTACCGACCAGCTTGCGCTTGAGCGCGACCATCTTCTCGGCCAAGGGGTCGCGCGGCACGGCCTGCTTTTTCAACCCGGCTTGCAGGCGGGCCAGCTCACGCAGGGCGGCGCGCAACTCGGTATGATTGGTAATGCCCATTCGCTCCAGGCGGCTGTAGCCGCCAATCTGCTCCTTGACCGCCTTGGCGTCGTAGTCGCTGACCCCGCTGGTGTAGGCTTTGAGTTTGGCGATAAGCTCAGGATCGGTAATGGAAACCGTCTTGCTGTCACGATTGATCGCAGCATTGACCAGCGCCATGATCTTGGCCCCGGCCTGCTTGAAGCCGCTTGCCCCTTGCATCTTGGTTGCCACATCTTTGAGGTTGCGGGCGAAGTAATCCATGCCGGGCATTTGCGCCCCTTCTGCCATCATCTCCGGGGTGGCCTTGGCAGACCAACGTTCCCGGCCATCCTCGGTGCGCTCAATCATCCCCTGACTGGTAAGCGCCTCGCGGCGAGCTGGCGGCAAATTCCACAAGCTGCGGCTTAGCGCGTGGTTTAGCTCGGTCAACTGGGTGCCGTTAGCCAGGTTGCGCAGGTAAGTCACCTCGCCAGACTCAATCCCATCGGCAATGGCATCGAGCAACCCGGCAAAGTGCAACTCACTTTCAGCATTGGCGCGGGCGTTGGCGGCCTCGGTCATGCGCTTGTTGGTGTTCTCCTTGCGCTCGGCATTGAGTGCGGCGGTGGCCTTGTCACGCAATGTCTTGGCACGGGTGCGCAGGGTCTCGACCTGCTTGCTCTTGCTGTTGTCTTGGTCGGGGTCAGTTACCTCGGTGGGGGCTGCCTCGGCAGACGGGGCGGCACTGGCAGCCCCCTGACCGGTCAACCAACCACGAAACTCGGTGGCCTTGGCCTCATCCTTGAACTGAAAGCCCGGCACGGCGCCACCGACCTTGTAAGAGGAATACCAGCCGCCCAGCTTTTTGGCGTGCGCGTTGATCTGGTTATAGGTGTCGCGGTCAACCCGGTCGCCCATTTGCACCACAAAGAGGTCTTCCCCGCTCTTGGTGTGCTTGGTTTTGATAATGTCGCCGCTGGCGGTCGGGGTCACGGCGGTGGCAGCCTTCACCTCGCGGGCCTGATCCCGCTTGTCCAGATTGCTGGCGGCGATCAAATCCTCATAGCGGGCGCGCTGCTCAGGGGTCAGCTTGTCCAGCGAGCGGTATTTCAGGAAGGTCTTGAACTGCTCAAGGGTCTGCGGGTCGCGCAGCGCCTCCTTGGTGGCGGCCAACTCGGCATCGCGCTTGGCCACGTCCGCCCGCTGCTTGTTGACGAACTGCTGATACCGCTCAGGGGTGAGGCCATCCAGCGCCTTGGCGACTCGCTCTTCGATACTCTGTCTGGCGCCGCCGATGGCATAGGTCTCGCTGATGGTATTGCCATCACCATTGGCAGCCCAGCGCAGATCACCGATCAGCTGGTTGTATGCGGCCTCGACCACGACGGCCTTTTTGTCATTTTTGTAGCGGGCAGCATTGAAGCGGCTCATCTGATCAAGCAAATCCTGCTTGGTTTTCTTTTCCAGCTCAGCCCGCAGGGAGGGGGCGTTATCCAGAGCGGAACGGCTCATCGCTTGAAATTCAGAAAACTCCATCTCGCCAGAGAACAGGCGACGCTTCGCGGCGTGGTAATCCGTTGCGCTCTTGGCGCCGCGCCAGTCGTTGGCTGGCTCGATCTGCTGCGACTTGGCTCCCGACCCCGCGGTATCGCGGTCGCGGCGCATCTTCATGTAAACGCCAAGGCGCAAGCGTTCCTCGCCAACCTGGCGAGCACCTTCATTGGATACAGCAGCCCCAGTGCGGCGGCCGCCATTGCCGTTGAACTCGCCAGAGCCTGATTTTTGCAGATCGCCAACCTCGCCACCAAGTCGCTGGTACTCTGCTTCAAGCTCGGGAGTTGACATCTTTCCGTAGCGGCGATCCATTTCACTAAACAGCTCTGCGTCTGCCTGTGCGAACCGCTCATCCCTGGTGGGCACTGGCTCGCCTTTGGATACTGCCTTGCGGTATGCCTCCTCGGCACGCTCAATGGCGGCCTCCTTGGTGTTGGCAGTAAACCAGCCTGCGCCTACTGCAGAACGATACTTCCAGTGCCCGCCATGCTCTTTTAGCAGATCGCGATCTCGCAGCTCTTCCCCGCCAATACGGCCAGAAACAGCAGCCCCGGCATCTGTGGCCGGGGCTGTCAGTGTTGGGTCATTTTGCTGCTGTCCGTCAGGTACAGGTGCAGGCGCAGCGAGATCTGCCCGATCTCCGGATCCAGCTCGGTCGGTGAGTCCGGCAACGGCTGGTCCAGCGCCTGCTGCAGCCGGTTCGCCTGCGCCAGGCTGATCGCGTTGTCCTTCACTGCTGATTGCAGGTACTGGGGTAACTGGCTCATTGCTCACCTCTGTCTTGGGTTGCTTGACGGGGATCACCTCGCGGTATCCGGTATCGATGGCTGGTGCTAGTTGGCTGGCCTCGCCCGCGGTGGCAGACGGCGCCGGAACTGTTTCAGCGCTTACGCTTGCAGCTGGCTGATCAGATGGTTGCCTTATGTCAGCGACATTCGTGTCGTTGACTTGGGACGGGGTTGCTTGCGCGCCGCGCGGGGCCATGCTTGCTACGGCGCTTTTGTCGATAACTACATGCTCTGTCTGGCCGCGCGGGTCGGTGCCGGTGACCACACCATATCCCTGACTCACCAACTCGTTGATGTAGCTTTCAGAAAGGCGGGTAATATCCCCCTGCTTGTGCAACACCTTGGTGCCAGGCTTAATCTTGACATCGTACAGGGTGGGCGTGCCGCCCATCATATCGGCGTAGGCTTGCGCTTGGTGCGCGTCCTGCTCGCTGGTGCCATAGAAGCCACCATAGACACGGCCCTTTTTGCCCTGCTTCTGACCACTTGCGCGGACAATCTGAATATCCTGCTCGCTCATGCCTGGATTGCCGGAACCATGAACGATCACCATGCCATTTTGCGCGATCTCAGTCTTTCCGTCTTGGCGATCCTGCTGGGCCGAATTGCTTGACGGTTGCTTGACTTCGCCCTGCTGCGCTTGGGCCTGTTGCACCTCACCGATAGCCGCTACCCCAAAGCCGCCACCATTGAGCGGCACCGGCATTTCCTGATCCTTGCGGCTGGCCATGGCCGCCTCTTTCTCGGTGGCAAAGGGCTTGCCCTTGCGGGTGATGCGCAACGACTTGAGCGGGCCGAAGATGGAATCAGTCTCGCCACCGGCCTGCTCGATGGCACGCGCCACCGGGCTACGCGGATCACGAGTGGATTGCTCGCCCATGGCGGTATCCACCTGATCACGGGAAAGACGCGGCTTAGCGTACTCAGCGTTATCAGCGGGGCTGGCGCCTGGGCCATCTGCAAATATGGTGTCTGATTGTGGGATACCTATCGCTGCAGCATGTTGCACGTCCCCCTTGACTGGTTCATCTGGATTTCTACGTTGATCTTTCCCATAAACCACATCACGGAATGGCAACTCACTGCCGACCTCGCGGGCCTCCCCCTCGATCGTAGCGCCAGGCAGATGACCAGAAACCGAAGGCTTGATCGACTCAACCGGCAACATATCTCCCTCTTGCCCATTTTGCCAACGGGTACGCTGAGCTCCACGGTACTGCGGGCCAGTCCCTGCTTGCTTGTCGTCGAAGTGTCCTTCCGGCACAACATCGCGTACGGCATTGGCATCACCGGCAAAGATCACGTCCTTAAGCGGCAGTGCAGGGCGCTGACTCTCGGTGGCCACCTGCAGCGCACTCTTATTGCCAGCAAACGGATCTATCCCCAGCTCGCCCCCTTGAGCTTGCTCATAGAAGCTCTTGCCCTGAGGCCCAGCTTGAATTTGAGCGGTCACTAACTCTTGTACTGATGGGCCAAACTCTCCGGCCAAGGCCCGCTGTATCTCACTGTCCTCGGCAATCCCCTTGAACCGCTCGGCAGTATCGTCCTGTCGTAGGTATGCAGGCACGTCCCTCATTTCGTCGAACTGGCTTGGGCTGGGGCCGAGTGGGTTTTGATCGCTGTTTGCCTGCAGCGGATCAGCCAGACCATCCAAGGCAGTTGCCAGATCAGGCTGTACCGTCTGCACTTGCTTAGTAGCCAGCTGTGGATCCGCTCCAGGCGAGGGGTCCGCCAAGGGGGTTGCCTCCTCCATCACCGGCGTAACAGGCTCGATGAGTGGGTCAGCCGAGACCTCTTCTTCTTGGTTGGCATGCTTGCCGCCCCGCAAACCGCCGACAGCGCCCATGGCCCCACCGGTGCCCATGCCGATCAAGCCCCCCTCGAGCGCACTCGACACCACGCCCTTCATCGGGTCAATGTCGGCAGCAGCTACCTCATTGAGGGATTCGTTCACGGCATATTGCTGCACACCCTCCTCGAGGGTTTCACCAACACCTTCACCCGCAGCCCCCTTGGCAGCGCCCTTCAACATGCCGCCAGCTGCAGCCTTGCCTGCCAACATCTTGAACAACATGGCGTCACCCATCATGGACCCCATGGCTGCCGCCCCCCAGGTCTTGGCATCGCTCATGGTCGCGCGACTGGCCACATTCGCGGTTTCTTCCCTGGCCAGTGCCAATTTCTCATCGTCTGTGAGGTGAAGGGTTTGCTGATCTTGGTCGATACGGGTGAATGCTTGGCGGAACGTGTCACTCGCTGCCAGCTCGTCATAGCTCATGCCAAGCACTGACTCTTTGGCATTTACCCCGGCACTGCCTACAGAACCAGTCGCACCGGTTGTGACGGCGGCGCCAGTGGCAAGCTTGGAGACGGTCTTGGCGGCCACTGCCTCTGCCACCTGCTGTGTTGCGCCACGCTTGATCATGGATGCTGTCACGGCACGGCCCAGGGTTGCCTTGGCAGCGACCCCAGTCACGCCGCCGGCAAGCAGGGTTGGCACCAAGGAACCGACCCCTTGTGCCATCTTCATGGCCCAGACATCGATATCACCCGCACCGTCCCCCATGGTCAAACGACCTTCCGGTGTTTCATCAACAAGCCGGCGGTTCATGGCCTCTTTTGCATCAGAGCTCATGCCTTCGGTCAGGGATTCGGCGCCAGACTTGGCCAGGTCACCGGCCCCGGCAACGAAGTCCAGCACAGGGCTGAGCTTGCTGGCAATGTTTGCTCGGGCTTGTTCCAGGTAGTCGCCCCCCTGCTTGCCAGCATTCTCCTTGCCGAATTCGCTGGCTTGACCGGCCAGCTCACCGATCCCCCCTACTAGCTCCAGCGCGCCAGCACCGACACCGCGAGCAAGATCGCCAAGCCCAACATCAAGATTGCGAGCAGAGGCGGTTTTGGAGAGGGGCGGGGCGGAAGAGGCGGCAGACAGACTGCTATCGAGGTCGCCCCAAAATTGGTCGTTACGGGTGTCAGATTGTTGTGGCTGTGGCAGGGCGTCACGCAGTCCAGGCTTATCCATGGTGTCCTCGGCTTTCAGGCAAAAGAAAAGCCCCGAACGGCGAACCGTTCAGGGCTTGAATTGGGGAGTGCTGGCCAATAAACACACTGGCCGACTATGGGGAGATGCTAACGCTGGGAGTGGGTAAAGGCAACTACTGGCGGGCTTGTGACAGACTCATCGCCTGATAAGCATTGGTTTCAGTATCACGCAGCCGATTGGCCGTGACAGTGGCCTGCTCCGCTTGCTTCTTCTTGGTCGCCTGCTGGCGCCACATCTCAAAAGCGGTGTTCATTCTGGTGGGGTTCTCGAGCAGACCATTGAGCTTGCCATGTTGGTTTGCCTCTTTGATGAACTGCAGTCGGTCAGGATCACCACCAGTCCACTCTTTGATGGGAGCTCCGGCCGCCGGCTCTTCACGCTTACTGGTCATGCCATGCGTGTCAGCTGCGGCGGCTTTGCTCGACTCAAACTGGGCGTCCAGCGCCTCCAGCTGGACATCTTTGTCTTCCGCATTACTGGCCGAGATCCGCGCTCGGTTCTGGCCATGCAACTTCTCAAGATCGGTCACCGCCCTCTTGTATCCTGCCAGGTCTGGGCCTGCAGTCAGTCCAAGTGAGGTTCGCAACTGATCAGCATTACCAACCATGTGCTTTGCCAGGGCTGCACGCTGGTAAGCTGGCTTTAAAAAGTCATTGATGGGTATCACCTTGGGGTGATCGTCAGGGGATGAGGTGCGATTTCCAGTAACGGGTCGAACATCGGTGCTGCCGTCGTCATAAGTAACCGTGACCCCCAGTACAACACCGCGCCCATCAGGGCTCACCATGATGTTGCTCAGCTCTTTGCCAGTGATGGTCTTACCGCTCTCCGGGTCGATATCTCCAACCCCTTTGGATACTTCGTCCCGATAGATAGTGCCCGCAGCCTTGATAAACGTCGGGTCATTAATGAGCGCATGCCCTTCTGGGGTTGAGGGATCCAGCTTGCCATCCTGAGCTTGACGCACCAGGTTGCCGGCATAGGTAACAAAGGTCTTGCCGGCCTCTGCATATTCCGGCTCGAGGTACCGCTCCGGATTGAATGAGCCAGCACGCTTGTCCCGCACGACAGACCAGAACTGCTGCCCAGGGACCTTTCCTTCTGAAACCGCCTGCCAACCAGATTGGATGATCGGCATGTTTTCCTGTTGGAATAGCTGCTTGTCTCGCTGCTCAGTCTGCCATTGATATTCCTGCTGTTGGCGGGCCTCGCCGGCAGAAGCCCGGCGTTCAGCCGCATTTGCCCGATCTTCAGCCGACTTGGCTTGCCGCTCATTAAGCGCGAACTCTTTCTCGTAGCGGGCATCCCCAAGGCTATCCCGCTCTTTGGCGTAATCAACGCTCTCTTGATACCGTTGATCCGCAACCTTCTGGCGGTCCTGCTCGTTCTGCCACTGGGCATCGCGCAGGCTCATTGACTTGTCCATGCGCTCGTCGTCTTTCTGGCCACGCTGATACCGGTCCATCGTATTGAAACCAGCCAGGAACCCTTCTGCCAACCCTGAAACACCCATCTACTCCCCCTTAAAATAGACTGTCTGCCAGAAAACCCACGCCTGCCCCAATCGCAGTGCCAATGCCAGGCATCACCATAGTGCCAACTGCTGCGCCAGTCCCGACGGCGCTCATGGTCTGGGCCTTACGAGCAGATTTGAGGCTCTTATTAGCAGCCTCCATCTCTCCTTCCCGATTGGCTGCATCTCGCAGGCCAGCCATGCCCTGCTGGCGCGTTTGAGCACCAATATCCAGAATCCCGTATCCCATCAGGCCTTACCCCCTGTCTTGATTGCTTCACGCAGTCCGGCATCAGCACCGGTCAGGATGCCCATCTGGCGGGACTGCTCTTGCTCACGCAAACCATTCTCGGTTCCTGCAGTCATCAGAGACATACGCAAACCCTGGCTGTTATCGTTGGCGTTCTGGCTCGTTGCCACTCCCATTCGAGCCATTCGGTTATCGGTGGCTTGCTTGGCTGCAGCGAGGGAGTTCTGGTTGTTCTGGTCCACCCGGCCAAGCTGATCACGTAGCAACTGGCCATTTGTTGCCATCTCCATCAGCTCTTGCTGCTTCGGGTAGAACCGGTTCTTCCAGTCCTGATACTGCTCCCGGGTGATTTTTGCGTACGTATCTGCGGCATATCCCATAGTTTATTTCCTCAGCATTCCGAGTGTTGACGAGCCAGTGAATGCGCCGCGCTTCTCGATAACATCCGCATCACGGTTGAAATCCTGCTCCGTATACTTCATCTGCCCAAGGCCATATGCAGTAGCACCTCCGGCCAAGGTACCAACCAAGCCCGCTGTCGCCTGCTTATCTTGAAAGGAGGTCTGGGCATCATTGGTGGCCTTGCGAAGGCTGGTGCTTGCCACATCCCCCATTCCCGCAAGAGATTCCGCCTTCTGGCCGGCACCAATGCTCACCACATCCTTGAGGCCAGCCACGTACTTGTCTTGTTGACTGGACTGGGCCCGGTTGGTGGTATCGGTCTGGCTCAGGGCTTGATCTGTTTCCAGTGCGCCCATTGCCTCCTGGTACTTGCCGCTGGTCGGGTCCACCCCGCCCGCAGCAAGGCTGCCAGCCAACCCAACGCGAGCCTCACCAAAGGCCTGTGCAGTACCCAGTGCAGCAGTCCCAGACAACTTGTCGTATTCTCGCTCGTTGTTGAGGTCATCCACCTTGTCCATGAAGATGTCCTCATACTGCTGCAGGTCGTTCTTGTAGAGGTCCCACTGCTCCATGGCCACTCCAGCAGCAGCCTTCTGGGCTTCAGTTTCCTTGATCTCGTTTGAACCGCCCTTACCCATCACCCCACCTCACAGGTTGATCTGAAATACATGCAGGCCGTCAGCATCGTCTGGCTGACGTACCCACCCCATCTTTGGCGCCACCTTGAGCCACCCTTTGCGCACGGAGTGGAATCGTAGCCAGCGAGCTCCGATTAGGCGGGCCAACCGCTTCACTTCTGGCAAGTGCCGCTCAGGTGCCTCGCCACTACCCCATCCGACCCACACAAGAACCCCGGTAATACCATCCTCAACCAGCGGCTTAAGCACAAAACCGTCATCGCCGCGCACAAACAAAAACGCCACCCGGTTACGGATGGCGTCTTGCAGTTCGGCGGATAGATTGGGGTTGCCGGTGTCGTTGGCGATGCGGTTTATCTTATTGTTCATGTCAGTGCCATCAACCAGACAGCGCGCGCGGTGTCGTTATACTCTGGACCAGTCAGCGACCCGTAGCCATAGGCACTGGTGCTGAAAGTAATTTTGGCCTCAGTGTTCACCGGTATCACCATGAACGGAATAATTGTCACAGAAAGATCCACGTCGCCACCGACTGACAGGGTCACGCTGGTTGTTTTTGTTTCGAGCAGAACTCCGTTTAAAAACACATGTGCGTTCAAGCCTATTATCCCATTACCTGAAACTCGGCGACGTAATGTAATTCCGCCCTGCACCAGCACCAAGTTTCTCGCTCTACTATATGCTGGGATGCTAAACGCTCCTTTGTGTGTAAACATTGCCGTCACATCACCCACAATACGATCTGCGTAGACAGTCCCCTTCACAACGCAATCCTGCTCAATTGTGCAGTTGCGCACCGTCATGTTTTTGATATTTCCACCATCGGCATTCAATCGATTGGTATGAATACTGCCGTCAGCATAAATAATGGTGTGCCACGTCCAAGACCAACCTCCATATGGTCCCCCTTTTCCAAAGCCAGCAGCCCCTCCTGACATGTAGCTGTTACCCATGTCGATAACCGCACCACTGATGAAGGGTGCTGACAGGCTCACGCCGGCCTTCACATAATCGGCGGTGATCTTCTCTGAGTTCAGGATCTGAATGGTGGCCTTGCGGATAATGGCCTCTGCAATGACCACCTGCCCGTTGTCGATCGCAAAAAGCGGGGCCGTTTTGTTCGGGCTGTTTGGGTTGAACACAAACACTTGGCTGGCAGACAACGCGATTTGGCTGGTGCCGTCAGACTTGGCAATAATCCCTATCCCTGCAGTGATCTGCCCGGCACTCGCCTTCGCGGTCCACATCGCCTGGGCACCATTTTTCAAGTCAGATATGGCTTGGCTGTGGGTCTGCACCGTTGCGGCCGTACTTGAAATGCGAGGATCGTCCGTAGCCACCCAGGCGGTGCCACTGTACCGATACGGACGGTTATTGTTGCTGGTATCAAACCACAGGTCACCGGTTCCCATTCCGGCGCTTGGGGCAGTCGATTGCCGCCATGTTTTATTCTTCCCGTTCGCCACTGCGGAGACGGTATTGATTTGATCGCCGATGGCAGAATCGGCATCAGCACGGGCCTTCGATTCGGTCGTGATCTGCCCCTGGAGCTGGTTATCAGCCCCCTTATAGTCTGCGGTCACCTGCTGGATCTGGCTGGCCAGAGCGGAATCTGCGTCAGCCCTTGCCTTGGTTTCGCTATTGATGGCAGCGGTATTTTGGGTAACCCCCTGCTTCGCATCGTCTGCACTGGCCTGGGCCCCGGCGGCGGCGTTGCCTGCTGATTCAGCAGTAGCCTTCACCTGGCTCAGTTGCTCAGCAATCGACTTGCTTGCCGTGGTACTGACCCTGGAGACTTCATCTATGCTGGCGCTCAGGTCTTGATCTGCCCCTTTGAGCTCCGCATCCATCGTGGATAACCGTTCAGCAAGGGCGCTATCCGCATCGCTTCTCGCTCTGACCTCATCCGCCACAGCTGCATTTGTAGCCTTGTCAGCGGCCTTGAACTCCGCATCAACAACACTGATCCGCTGAGACAGAGCCTCATCGGCCGTGGACCGAACCAGCTGCTCATTGGTGATCTGCGCCTTGAGGTCTGCATTGGCAGCGCCGAACTCGGCCGTCAGCTGCTCGACCGTTCGAGCTTGTGCTTCCTGCAGGTTGGCCAGCGTGCTCTGTTGCTGGAGGATGACACCTCGAGCCTTCCGATTTTCCCTGTCGCGCTTATCACCAGCAAGCGCGCCTTCCACCTGACTGATCGCCCCGACATCAAACTCGGATTCCATCTTGTCCTGGCGCTGGCTGAGCGACTCTTCATTGCTGACCACTACACGCTGTAGCTCTGTAATGCTGGCGGTGTTCTCTCCGACCTTCACATCAATGGTGCTGATCCGCTCACCGAGCGCTTTGTCGGCATCCGCCAGGGCCTTGCTCGACTCGGAAAGTGATGCAGTCAGCGCCGTATCAGCAGCCTTGAACTCGGCATCGACAGTGCGAATCTGCTGGGCCAGCGCCTCATCTTGGGTAGTCCTTGCCAGATCCTCGGCAGCGATCCTTGCATTGGACTCCTCAAGTTCGCCGCTGAACTGGGCCACCACCTCGGTTACCCTTTTCGATATCGCCTCATCAGCGGTGACCCGGGCCGACTCCTCTTGGGTGATGTTTGCGGCAAGCTCTGCTGTGGTAGTCGATAGCTTGGCGGCCAGCTGATCCTGCCGTAGAGACAACGCCTCATCAGCTGACGCGCTCGATTGCTCCAGCGCCTTGATACTGGCGTTAGCCTTGGCATCGCCATCTTTATAGTCGGCAGTCATGTTGTCGATGCGCTGAGAAAGCGCGGAGTCTGCATCCGAAGTCACTTTCTCAACGGATGAGATCCTGGCTTGGGTGGTGGCATCCTTCGCTTCAAACTTCACACTCATGTCAGTGATGCGCTGGGCCTGAGCCTGCTGCTCAGTCAGGATCACCTTCTGCTCGGTGCGGATGGAGCCAAATGCTTTTCTACTCTCCCGATCCCGCTCATCACCAGACAGGGCGCCCTCTATGGTGGCTGATGCATTGTCATCATCCTGCCCCCGCTGCAGGTCAAGCTCTGCGGTAATGGAATCAAAGCGACCGGCTGTGATGCCGCCGTCATCCTCAATGATCTCCTCGAGCGCCTGGATCTTGGCCTCTGAATCATCCGCTCTCACCTCGAGCCCACTGACTCGCTGAGCGGTAACCCGATCACTCTCCGCTGTCACCCGAGCGAGATCGGTAATGCTCGCCTGCAGCGTTTCATCCCCATGCTTGACCTGAGCGGTCAATCCATCAAGACGCTGCGCCTGTGAACTCAGCTCATCGGTATGAACTGTCAGCTTGCTTTGGGCGTTTGCCAGCCGTTCACCCTGGGCATCAACCTCTTGCTGTGTGGCCTTCTGGCTCAACTCCCCTTTGGTGGCGTTGAGTTCTTGCCCGATCTCGGTGACCTTCTTCTGCTCTTCGGTGAACTCGCCCTTGGTAACGGTCTGGCTAAGGCTGGCATCAAGGCCATTGATGCGCTGCTCTGCCTCAGTGATGCGCTTGCCCTGACCATCCACGGTGACATTGTCAGCCTTGCTGGTGATCTGGCCGGCTACGGCATCCAGTCCTTGATGAACTTCGGTGATGGAGGTGTGCAGCTCATCTCGCACGGCATTGACTGCATCCATCGTGATGCTGCCATTTTCGGGATCGACAACAAACACCGCGTCACGGAACGAGTCAAAATCGCCTTTGTACTTGTCCAACTTGGCATTGAGACGATCCTGCACCAGACCAATTTCGATGCTCGAGTTTCCCAGCTGCTGCTGGGCATCATCCAGTAGGTCCTGAGCAACCTTCTGCCGCTCATCCAGTCCAGCCAGCTCCTGCTCGATGCTGGGAATCTTGTTCTCGATCGCGTCAACTTTGGGGCGGATCACCTCAATTTCATCGACCTTGGGTTTCAGAATCGTGACATCAAGCTGTAGCTGTGGAACAGCCTCAATAGGCTTGAGCAGCTCTTGCACGAGATGACTCTTTTCAATCTTGCCCTGAAGCTCATCCAGAATGTCCTGCACATCCCGGCTGGTTTCAGCCACAACACCATTCACGCCCTGAAATGGGCCATGGTCATCCTTGCCGTTGACGAAACGCACCCAGTAGTAGAACTTCGCCCCCTTCCCAATCGCATCAGAGAACAGGTTTGCTGATGTGGTGCCTACCAGCACGGCGTCGGGCTGGTTGTCTTTCTCCGCCCGCCAAATCTCGGCATGGGCATGCCCCCGGTACCGCGGCGAATCCCACTCCACCAGGACAGTGTGAAATGCGCCATTGGCGATCACATTGACCGGGGCATGAGGAAACTCCATCTGGCCAGGAGGGAAAAGGTCAGGGTTCTTACCGGGGACGTAAATGCCGCCAGGCCCTGGGCGCAGAGTGGACAGCCCCAAGGCGGTCAACTCCCGGAAGGTAACAGCCTTGTCGAGCCGGTCACCACGCTGCCCTGTCAGCAGCTCTACGTTTTCAGAGGTTGCGGCTTGGTCCCGGCCAGCGCGGTATGCGGGTTTCTTGGCCATCAGTTCACCATCTCCGCCATGCTGCTCGCCAACGTGATACGGCGCACCACTGAGGTGCCGAAGACCTCTACCTGCCAGAAGCGGCCGCGCACTGGCGGTAGCCTGAATGCCCCATCTACCAAGTTGCCAGGAGACAGATCCATCACTGGCTCACCATCAACGATCAGCGTGAGCCCCACCTTGGCGATAACCCCCGCCAACACCCGGCAACAGCTGAACGATGTTCCCTCGGGCGTCATGAAGATCTTGGATCGCCACACGAACTGGCCGTTGCTGGCACTGCCGCCGCGCCAAATCTGCAAACTGCGGCCCTTGGCCACGAAGAGGGAATCGCTCTCCATATCGGATACTGCTGCATCCCACCGGTTCGTCAGCTCACGGATGTCGCCACTCTTGGGGTCAAAGATGAATGCGTGGGTGTCTGTCAGAGCCACATACTTGCCTTCGTGGTGCCATGCCCGCATGGATTCCGGCTTCATGGCGCGCCACTGCTTCCGGGTGATGACCTGCTCGGTGACCACTTGCCCGCCGTTGGCACCAATGCCTACCAGCCCATCTGGAGAGGCATAGAGCACCACTCCATCCATAGCGACCATAGAGCGTCCGCTGATGCAGGCCTGTGGCAGCTGACTCAGCTTCTGAGTGGTTACAGAGGCAGGGCTTACACCCTGCGCCAGATAGGGGTAACCCTTGGTCCCAATCACCAGAGTGGTATCGATGGCGGAGATCGCAACGATGTCGTGCTCAGTGGTCAACCGGTACTTCTCCGGCCAGGCATAGGGCAGATACGGCTCGCACAGGTAAAGGGAGTTGCCAGCAAACCCAGCACACATGCCGTTGGCCATTTGGCAAAGCCCACGCAAGCCCTCGGGTGGCATGGTGTAGCCGTAAGTCTCCAGCACGGCACCCAGCTCCCCATCCGCCCGGTTATCGACAAACGACGCTTGAGCTATTGGAAGCTCGGCCACCAACAGGTAGTCGGCAATGCCGCCTCCTGACACAGACCGGTAGATCCGGCGCTTGGTGATGTTGCTGTTCTGGGATGTCGGCTGAGTCAGTACCAAGGCAACAGACGACCCAGGGATCGTGATGGTGACTTTTCCACTGGCTGGGCCGGGTGGCCCCTCCTCTCCCATCGCAGTCACGAAGGTGTCCACATAGAAGCGGGTTTCGTCATCAATGAGGTCGTCATCGACACCACCGGATGGCGGCGTAATTGCGCCCACTCCAACAGGAACGCCTGGGGCAGGGATACCAAGCCGGTACCACGCCGTCGGCTTGTTGGCTCCGCCAGTGGCGATCTGGGCATGAGTCACCTTGGGGTATTCACCATCCGTGTAATAAACCCGACCGTATGGATCCTGGGCAATTGGCGAGCGCATGGCCTCCACCACTTTGTTCCAGGCGAACCAGTGCTGACCATAGTGAAAGAGCGTGGTGGGCACGATTGGCAACTCCACACCTGTGCTGGCGTCATCCTCCAGCGGGGAGATAACGCCATGGTCAAAATGGCAGTCACTGGCAATCACCGCGACTTCATCAGACAAAAGGTGTGGCTCCACGCGCGGCATAGTCCCTCGCATGGTGACGATATCGAGTACGGGCATGGGGATCTCGGAGAAGCAGAAACGAAAAAGCCCCACTCGGGAGAGCAGGGCCATGATGGGTAAATCCTAACGCCGGGCGCGTCAGGAGGCAAGCGCTGGGCTCATGCCCACCTTTGCGTGGGGGTCTTGGGATACGTCCGTTGGGCATCAAGGGCAGTGGCCAACTCAGCAGACTTGGTGCGCACATTAACGTGATAACCAGGTAATGGGGCCGTCACATCCTCTATGCGGCCATCTACCATCACCTTTTCACCGGTTGGCTTATAGATGGTCCCGATTACCGCAAGGGCGGAGTCTGGGTGATATAGCTCACCGGTATCGGGATCCTGGCTAAAGCCTGCCGCCTTGAGGGCCAGCGTCATGGCCGACTTGCTGCCCGCCTTGAGGTAGAGATCAATCATGGTCATGGGTCTTGTCCTTCCAGAAATACCAGCCGCCAGCGCGGCAAGCGGCCCAGAACAGCCAGGCCAGCATCGGCTTGCCCTGGGCAATCATGCACTGGCGCAAGCGCCGGTCAGCCTCGGCGCGGGATACCGTGCCTTTGGCGCCATAGTCGTTGTCGTGCTGCTTGCAGCAGCCGTTAGTACCAGGGGGAACGGGGCCAAGCCCCGTGCAGTAATGGCGGGTCACTTGATGGCCCTGAGTTGTGCATCACTCGCTGAACGGTGCCAGCATCTGAAATTTCGGATCCTGATGCTGGACGCATGCCCCCAGCCACCGAGCGCCCCAATTTCCAAACGCTCATAGGCAACCTCGGCCTGACCTGGTTTGATAGTGCAAGGAGTCGATGATTTCACGACAGCGCCGCCGTTGAGGCTGTACGCTACATTGCCGCCGTCATAGTCGAACGTTGCCGAAATGACGTTGCGCTTCTTGAAGGCAAACTGGGTGGTGAATGCCTTCACATAGTCGTTGTTGGCCATCAGATTTCCGTCACTCCAGACGCCAACAAAAGTGCGAGTGGGATAGGAGCCATCGCAGAACAACGGGATATATCCCGACAGGCTACCGCTGATCACCTCGAATTCGAGAGCATAGGTTCGGCTCTTACCATAGCCGGGGCTGTTTACTGGGCCGGGCAGCCACACCAGTTCGGTTGCCCTGGTGGCGGCAGCCGTGGTGGTTGGGATAAGCGAAGTCGGTGGGCCGTTCTCAATTTGCACTGACAAGATTTCAAAGTTCAACGAGCCATTGCCCTGCCAAGCACTGCCGCCGCCAACAAACCCCCACACGAATGAGCGCAGGACAGAACCAAGAATGGTTGAGCGATGAACAATCTGTAACGGTTTCCCAACCTGATCTGGGGTGATGTTCACTACCGTTCCGTTTACTGTCATATCATTCGAGCCGAGCCGAATGCTATCCATCCCTGCCCTCAACGGAATGAGTTCAACTGTGATGGATACATCGTCACCCGCTGTCAGGCCGGAGATGCTGCGCAGGTTTAGATAGTGACCACCAAGCTCCATGTCCTCGCGAAATTTGGTGGTAACGGCCTCGCCAAGAAGCCCGGAGCCCGCCGTCACTTCAACCGTGCCTCTTGTGGTCATGCTGCCAGAGCCATCGTGAGGGAAATAGAGGTTGGTGGAGCCGCGCTCTTTTACCAAGGCGCCGCCTTCATAGCGGGGCTCACCAGCTGGAACGAGCCGCAGCTTGCCGTCACGTTGGCGCTCAGTCGCTGAACTCAACCGCTCAAACTGCCAGTTCCGGGCAACCACATCCTCGCCCACTTTCACATCCCGCCCCTTGCCGGTGATCAGCCGCAAGCTGTCCACCAAGGGTGACCACAAATCCGGCAATGGCATGGCCGAATCCCTGACCACGTTGACAGCCAGATCGGCTGATGCCGCGGCCTTGTCCGCCTCTGCCTTGGCGCGGGTTGCCTGCCCTTCCCCCTCGCTGGTAACTCGCTTCCACGGGATCATGGTGTGCTTTGTGCCATCCGGCGCGGTTACCTCAATGGTTGCAGCATCACTGGTCAGCAGAGCCTGGAAAGCATCACTCTGCTGCTGATATGCCCCCAGGGTGGCATTCAGACGGCGGGCAAACTCAGGGATGGAGTCTGTCCGAGATGTGTCAATGGCATAGGCCTTACCGGTGCCGGTAGTTCCCCGGTAAGCCTCTACCAGATAAAACACAGTATTCGACTCTGAGTAGTCAACTTCATACAGGTCTACAGCCGTGCCGGTTACCATTACCAAGAGGTGCCCTTTTGCTGCGGCATTCTTCGGATCGGCAAAGGTGGTGCCCGTGCCCACCACCTTCTTGCTCCCTTTGGTGACGGCAATGGTACCGTCACGCTTCCACACTCCAGCCATGCTGCCCCCTTATTGCCCGGTCACGCGGGAGAAGCCTTCGGTCTTGCGCTGCTCCATGTTTGCATCAACCTGGGTCTTCTCACCGAGTTGCTGCAGGTAGGCGTTGTAATGACCGACCGCCCGATTGGAGTTGGCGCTGTATTCGGAGTCCTTCGAGAAGGCCCGGTACATGATGAAGTCGATCAGCGGGTTGATGTAGATGTCATCCAGATCGGCCAGCGCCGGGGTGCCTGCGCTCTCGACATCCGGCAGCATCTTGGATTGCGGGGCAACTGAGTAGATCACATCCACTTTCACTGCGGCGGCCGGGCCTGGGTATAGGTAGAAATTCTTGGGATCGCGGTCGTCATAGGTGTAGGCCGCCACACTGGTACTATCCTTGCCTGCATGCCAGTCCGGGTAGCTGTCATCCAGCGCACGGCGCGGCACGAAGCGGATCACTTTGCCATCGGCATTGCGAAGCACCTCGATCAGCCTGAGGGCATCTGCCGGCAAGCTCTGCTTGGTACCTGCAGCGCAGTTAAATTGCACGTTCTTGGTGTGGGCATCCGGACGCATCAACACGATCGCCTTGGCGGCGTCGTTGTAATAGTCCAGCAGCTCCTGCTTGGGCCAACGAACCCAAGTGCGATCGTTGAGCAAGGTGTTTACCCGCTTGAGGATCGAGTCAACGGTAACGGTTGCCATGTCTGGGGTCCTTTAAAAAAATGAGTGCTTACGGGGAGGGTTGTGGAACTCGACCTGAGTCGCGGCACTGTGCTGCTTGCGGAAGCGGCCGGCACGGCGCCACCCTTCAACAAACTCGGCACGGTGGTAGCCCGCACGCTTCGGGTCAGACCAAGGGCGATCTGGCTGGGCATAAAGCAGCGCGGCCACGCCATGGGCAATGGCCTCGGCATGATCGGTGTAGAGCTGAGCCGGCAGCGTCTTGCTACCCTTGAGCGGGGCAGCAGCAAACCAGACGCGCACGTTGTCCAGGTCGGTCAGCACGCTGATCTCGTTGGTCGAGATTGCGAAGTAGTCACGCCCGCTGACAAAGGGCGCTTCACTCTCACCGGTCAGGTGCAACACATTGCAGGAGGTCAGGCCATCGGTATCGCATACCGTCTCCAAGCTCCCTGCTGATGCCGAGCGAATAAACCGGTCCAGGGTGATGAGCTCTGACTCGCGGCAGAAGGTGATGGCCGCCTCAGTGACGGCCTCCTCCAGCATGATCTCCAGCGGGCCAGTGATGTGCATCCTGACAGTTGGCAGGAACTGCTCACGCGGCACCATCTGCATATCAGCCCTCCTGCTCTGCCAGCTTGGCCTTCATGGCATCACGCACGCGCACACGGAAATCGCCGACCTTCTCTTGCGGGCCTTGCGGATCAAGGCGCAGATCCTCGCCTTCAACCAGGGTGGCCAGCTGTGCAGAGGTCAGCTTGGCCAAGTCGCGGTCCCCGACAACCATGCTCTGCTCTTCAGCCAGGCGAGCTTCCTCTGCAGCCAGGCGCTCAGCCTCTTCAATCGCAGCTTGTTCCAGCGCTTCCTGTTGTGCCTTCACATCCCCCAGCTCTTCGGAGCGGCGCCACACAGAGGGAAACTCCAGCAGTTGCATGGCGATGTGGCTCTCCACATCAACCGCAGTGTGACGCGGGAACACCAGGCGGCTGCCGGTGACGGTGTCTTTCTTGCTCGGCTTGTTGCCGATGTAAACCACAGCAATCTTGTCGCTCACGGTTGTCTCTCCAATCCAGAAATAGAAACGCCCAGCACGGGGCCGGGCGCATAGTGATGGGCAGCCTTAGAGGTTGCCGATCACTTCGTAATGCAGTTTGAGCTTGGCGGTGCCTGTTGCCGTGCCGCCGCCAACGGTGAGACTGATCTCCTGATCCGCCTCAGTCATCAGGTCATCGACCGGGATGTACTTGGCCACCGCCGTCGCCGTGCTCTCGGCATTGATGATGGTGGTAGTACCGATCTTGGCGGTGATTGTGGTGCTGGACCCCAGCGCACCAGTGAAGAGGGTGACCCCCACCACTTTCAGGTTGGGCTCCACCTTGTCGCCGAACGCGACGACATCGCCAGCGGGCACCGCAGCCAGTTTGGCTACCAAGGTCGGGGAGATAGAGAGGTTGCCGAACGCGCCGACAAACCAGCGGTAAGCTCGGGCAATCAGGGTAGTTTTGGCCATGATATGGCTCCTTGTCTGGTCAGATATCAAAAGGAGGGGGAGAACCCCCTCGCTTGGGTTGGTGGCTTAGCGGCCGACGGCGCTGACAGCTGTATCCAGCACCATGCAGCCGTGGTCCTGAATGTTGCCGTTGCGCTGCTTGAAGCGGATCTTCTGCAGACCGGACACCCAGTTGATGGACATCTCAGTCGCATTACCGTGGTCGGTTTTCTCTTCGTGCATGCCGAAGGAGCCGCCTTGCTCGCCGGAGCCGAAGGCGTTGGCCAGCGCCTGGCCGCCCAGCAGCACTGCGCGGTCGATCAGGGTGCTGGCAACCTTGTCCACTTCCGCACCGGTAGTGGAGTTAGTTGCGCAAACCCGGACGGTGCTGCCCTGGTTGAAGCGGATCGGCATGCCCTTGTATTGCTTGACCAGAATTCCCCGCCACATGGCGCCTTCCCCGCGGAAGATGGGATGGTTCCAGCCTTTGGCCCGTTCTGCCACCGCGGCCAGCATGGCATTCCAGTCTTTACCGGAGCTGGAGGTGTAGAAGTCATGCCATTGACGGGGGGTGACGTAGAGCACATAGAGCGGCTCACCACCGGACGGGTCGGCCACCATGCGGATCGGCTGAATGGGGTTGGCCATCTCGGACAAATAGAGCGCCATGTTGTCCACGCAGCCGAGGTTGAAGCGATCCGCCGCGTCGATGGCTTCGAAGGTAGTCGCGTCACCACCGAAGAAGTGGCGCTCGTAGGTCGGCGCGGTCAGCGGGTTGATCATGATGTCGGCAAACTCAGCATCGTCTGCCAGCGGCAGAATGATATCGGTGGCCGCATAGTCGCCGCGTGCGCCGGCCAATTGAGCAAAGCCGCGCTGGTCAACCAAACGGCCGTAGTAGCCATCCGCCAGCAGTACACGGGCGGTCTTGATGAGATCGTGCTTGGTGCGCTTCTGGCTCATCTTGCCGCCAGCATCCACGCCGTGGCGGGTCTGGTTGATCTTGAGCGAGAAGTCAGCGAAGGACATGCTTTCGAGGCGCCCGGTCAGCTTCTTGTCGCCCATGGTCGGGCGGCCAGACAGTTGGTGGAACAGCTGCATATCTACTTCGTCTCCCGCCCCTTTACCGAGATCGGTGATACGAACAACGGGGGCGCCAGCACTGGTCTGCTTGCCGCCGTTGACCTTCGCCCCCTTGGGAGCCTCTTCGGTCAGCATGTTCACCAGCGAGTGGGAACGGTTGGCGGACGTAAACAGTGCCGCCTGCAAAATCTTGTTGGCTTGCGCCGAGGTGACTTGGGTCATGGTCCTCTCCTACATGAAAACAAAAACCCCGACACAGTGGTCGGGGTTGGCTTGTATAGATGGGTTTTGGGTTAAAGCCCGGACTGTTCCAGCAGGGCGTCAATCTGGGCGTCGGTCATGCTGCCGAACTCCCCGACCAGCTCGGTCTGGGACATGGCGCTATAACGCTCAACACCGGTAGCTGGCGCGTGATGGGTTTGGCCGAGAACCGAAGGGCTGGACGGGATAAAGTCAGCGGGCTTCTCTGCTTCCTTGCTGGGTGCCTTGGCTGGCGATGGAGCAGTGTCCACAGCATCGCCAAAGGCCAGCTTGGTGCGACGAGCAGCCTCTGCGAATCGCTCGTCCAGTGACTTGCCTTGCCACGCGGGATCAGCCTGGAGCTTCTCATCGACGATGATGGCGAAGTCGAAACGGTCCTGGTCCTTTTCCCGCCAGCTCACCAGATCAGGTACCGCCTGCAGTGCGGCCTGTACCGGGTTGATAGCGGGTTGGGCGGGCTGCTCCAACTTCTGCAACTTGCGGGCGATGGCCGCCAGCGGTTTGCCAAGGTCGGGGTAGTCCTGGGCCAGTTCCTCAATAGCAGCGACATCGATGCTATCGGGATCGCTGGTGTCCAGCTCAATGCCGTTCTGCTCTAACACGGCGGCCAGCTTGTCCCGTTCGGCTTGGGCCTGCTGCGACTGAGCCAGCTGCTCACGCAGTTGCTTGGCTTCATTGCGTGCCTGCTCCAGCACTTCATACGGGATGGTGTGTTGACCGCTCTTGGCCAGGATCACCTTCTCAGGCTCCGTGGCCCCTTCACCGCCCTGCTCGGTGTTGGCTTGTTCGTTACCGGCTGCCACCTCACCCGCCGACGGCGCGGGATCTACGTCCGTTTGCTCGGTAGCAGTGCCATCATCCAGCTCGGCATCGGGCTCACGCTCGATCGCCTCCAGCATGGCTTCCAGTTCGTCCAGGCTCTCAGTGCCGGTCAGGTTGTCGATGTTCTTATCCATGGTTGTCCTCGTGGGTTTTCAGTGGGTGGTATCGCTGCCCAAGCGGGGGAAGGCTCTCGGTGAAAGCGCTCCCCAGCTGGGGCTGGGCACAAAAAAACCAGCTCGAAGCTGGTCCATAAAAAAAGCCCGCGTGGGGGGGGCTTAAAACAAGTACGGGAGTCATAAGACTCATCGCAAATCATACGCAAAGAGAGTCCGTTACGCTACTGACTGTCAACTCAATCAAAGAAAAAGGCCCAATCTCGAGAGACTGGGCCATGTTGGGGAAATCGTAACGCTGGCAGGTCAGGAAAGCAACTATCAGAGCGCGATCGCGTCTATCTGCTGCTGAATGGTGCCGAGAAGCTGGGCCTGTATGGCCGCCTGCTCGCCCTGGATGGTCTGCTGCTCCGCCGCCAGCCGTTCCATCTCCTGCAACGTCTTGCCGGTCTGGGCCTGCTTGAGGGCATCCTCGAACCGGATAGAGTCGGTCAGCTTGGCGATGCGTTGAGCCTCCGCTTGCCACTTGGCGGCCTTGCCCTCCAACTCGGCCAACTTGGCCTGCATCTCGCGCATGGCCAGCTCCTGCTCCATCTGTTGCCGTTGAGCCTGCTGTTCGGCGGCGGCACGCTCCTCGTCGGTCATCTCCTCTGGGTCCTTCTGGATGTTCAAGGCATTGCGGATCCGCTCCACGAACTCAGCCTTGCGTGGCACATCCATCAACTCAACCAGCAGGTCAAAGCAGGCACCGGCGGCCTCTGGCGGTAGTTGCGACATAGCCTGAGTCATCCGCTCGGCCAGTTGCTGCTTGTAGGCGGCGGTCTGCTGGATCGGCGCCAGGGCGATGTGGGCGCGCAGGCGGGTCACGTCATTGGTGAGCTTTCCATCCTCCTGCTCCACGTTGATGACAACGGCCTTGCGGCGGCGTGGGTCATCGCGGTTCACCGTCACCTTGTGGTTGCGCTTGCTGGCCATGTCCTCAAGCAGATACGAGAGCGCCAGCTGGCCTACCTGCTGGCAGCCCATCCGGTAGTTGTCGTTAATCTCAGAGAGTGTGGTGGCCCCCTGCTCTACCAGGTTGCTGATGGCCACACCAGATTGACCGGTGGATCCCTGCCCCAAGAAGGCGGCGTAAACCCCCATGGTGTCCTGGATGAGTTTCACAGAGTCCTGCATCACCTGGAACTGCTGGGCGGCAACGTTGAAATCCTGCTCCACCTTGAAGGCATCACTCACGCTGGTCTTGTTCGCCCGGTCTGGGTTGAGCTCGATATAGCCATCGGGGCGCTCCACCTGTTCCAGCACCTGATCCCGACTCATGTTGGTGGCATCCTTGTCCATGATGACGCGCTTGGCCTGCAGCAGGAAGGTGAGCTTGATGCGGCGCAGGTTCACTTCGTCCTGTGCTGGCATCGCGCGGGCAATCAGGCCATAGGGCTCGCCGGAGCGGTCCTTGCGGTATCCCCAGAACGGGACAAGCGGATACATGTTGTGGGGCGCCGAGCAGGGGCGGTCCACCAGATGATGGGGACCAACAAACCAAGACTCCCGGATCGAGGCCACCGGGCAGCGCTCAAGCTTGGCACGGCCCATGGCTACTGCAGCCAGGTGCAGTTGATTGGTCTTGTCATACTCCAGCGCACGGCCAGAGTCGAGCATCAGCACCTGGCGCATGGTGTAGGTGCGGTAGTAGACCACCTGCAGCAACACCCGATCCCGCTCGCGGCTACACCACTCGATCTCCTTGCCGCTAAACTGGCTCCACTCGTCATAGGCGCTGACCAGGCTGGGATCCATCCCCTCGATGGCGGTCAGGCTTACCATCCCCTCCCAGTCGTTGACGCCCCACTGCAGCGCCTGTGCCTTGCTCGGGAACATGGTCTTGGCCTCATCCAGATCGACCCAGCGGCGGCGCATCACCCATCGACAGTCGCTCAGGTCTGGCTCCCTGCTGTGCCAGTCCCAATAGACCTCGTCGCGATGGACGTTGCTGAACTTGTAGCGCGGGCCGAACGGGTCATCGCGGCGGCATACCTCAACCCAGCCCACACCGGTTTTGATCTGGCCGCCATAAGCCTCGCCCCGGGCGCGGTCCAGTCCGCCCAAGCGGCACATGTCGGCGTATTCAGCATTGACGGCCTCGGCCAGCTGCTCAAGCTCGTCGTCGTGGTCATCGGCGATCACCATCAGGTCGGTACGGCTCTTGGCCTCCATCCCCAGCACGCCGTCGATAGTCGGGGCGATGAGATTATGGATAGTGATGGGCTGCCCGCGCTCATCGAGAGCCTTTTTCACCTCAGGTGGTAGCTGGTCGTTGTCGTAGTAAGCGCAAGCTCGATTGGCAAGGCTTCGCCAGTCAGGCTGGCCGTTGATATCGCTCATCAGTTTGAGCAGGCGTGAGGTATCGAGGCCGCCTTTCTCAGGGGCCTTGGGTTGGGCGTTGATCATCAGTTGGCCATCCAGTGCTTAGGTTTACGGGTGGTTTCGGATTTAACGATGCGGGCAGGCATGCGGGCTCGCATCTCTTGGGCGATCATGTAGCTCATCAACTGGTCGTCGTAACAACCGGTCTGGGCGTTCATGCTGCCGCTTTTGTCGTAGACGTAGGTGGTTGCTTCGTGAATTGTGCCTATCCAGCGGATCCCGGACTGGCCGGCACGCATCAGGTCTTTGAGGCCATCAACCACGATCGGCTTGGATTGCCGGGTAGTGAGCCAGCCAAGGCGCGGCGTCTCGTCGTCTCGGTCCCGGTCGATGTATTCCTGGGCATAGATGCGGCGCACTGGGTAGTGATCCCGCAGGGCCAGCAGCACGGCATGGCCGTGGTTATTTCGCTCTGGGCCAATGAAGGCTGGGCCATGCTCGGCGGTGCCGTACCACTTGCCCACATGGGCCAGCAGCTGGGCAAACAGCCCGGGATCCAGGTGCCCAAACCAATGGGCCACCTGCCGTCCATCGCTCTTGGCCACCACATCAAAGGATGAACGGTCACCATGTTCCAGCCCCTCAGCCACGTCAGCGCCGACAGCATAATCCTCATCGGGGTCAGGTAGCTCCCAGACCAGCAGCATGTTCTCGAGCGAGCGTTGCCCCCGCTCGTCCAACTGCTCTGGCTTGCGAGCCTTCTCGCGCCTGCCGGTGACCGGGTCAATGTCATAGACGATGAGCGGGGCCATGCAATCGCCCTCTGCCTCCATCGTAACGATGGGGTCAAATACCCTACGCCCAGAGGTCAGGAAGGCCTCCAGCGGCGTGCTGGGGAACTCCTGCTTCATCTCTGCGCCCTGGTTAGCCTCCTTGAGTACGTACCACTGGCGCTGCTCGTCGGTGATGGTGCAACCCATCGCCTTCTCGACGGCGGCGAAATACTCGGCCTGGGTCTTGCTCATCACCACGCCTGATGCGGGAACGTCGGCGCGATACTTGGGGTCTTGCCACCAGGCGAAGAAGTGGAACTTCCAGTCGAGCGGGCTCAGCTCTCCTGAGGCTCGCGCCAGCTCCAGAGACTTCATGCTCATGCTGTGGAAGTCGCCGCCCACCCCTTCTGCCGTGCTCTCGATAAAGCCGATCGCCCCAGGGTGAATGGCGTTGAGGGTACCGGTGCGCACCTCTTTGGCCTTCTCCGGGTACTTGGCGCAAATCTTCCCGTGCTCGGATACGTGCAGGCGCTGGACGGTACCGGAGCGAAAGGAGGTGGCCACCTGGATGCTGGAGCCGTGCCGGAACAGGATATGGCCGCCATTCGCCCCGCCGCGCCGGGTCACCACCTTGAACTGGGCCTTGAGCCAGCCGGGCAGGTTATCGAACGGCACTTCAATCTTGGTGCGGTATATCTCGCCGGCCGCCGTCAAATCCTGGGCGATGATCCCGCACTTGAGGTTGTTGTTGAACAGCGCCTCGTCCAGCAGGTAGATATCAATGGCCGTGGAGAACCCGAGCTGGCGCGCCTTGAGGATGATGTTCAGATACCACATGGTCCGGAACAGCAGCTCCTGCGCCGGGCGCAGCCGGAAGCGCACCAGCTTGCCCTGCTCGTTCTCGATCATGTAGAGGTTGTTCATCCTCCACCACTTATCGCTGAGTTTCGAGCGGATGTAGGCAACCTGCTCCTGCTCAGTCATGGCGGAGATATTGGGTTCAGTCATGACATCAGCCCGCCAGTCCCCATCCCCTGCAGCTCTGTGACCATCTCACTGACAGGCGTAGACTCACTGCCACCATCCTTCTCCAGCCTGTCGGCTTCGGCGGTCAGTTTGCGGGTTGCAGCCTTGATGCGCTTGGTGTCAGCCTCAATCTTCGGCCCTGTAACCTCATCAATCCGCAGGGCGCTCAGCGTTCGCTCGATGGACTCGATACGCTGGATGTTGCGGTCGAGAGCCTGCTCAGCCCGCAAGATCTTGTCATAGAGCGCGATCCGGTCGGTTACCTCTTTTGCCTCAACCAGATCTTGCTGTAGGGACTTCATGGTTTTGGTGACAGAGATAACGCGAGCCCGGGTGAACACCAGCTCATCCGTCAGCCGCAACTCCTCGGCATGGTCGAACAGCTCATCGGCCTCGAGGAACTGAGCGTAACCGCCATGGGTCAATGCAGGCCGGTCGCCTGGTTGCCACTTATTCGGCGGGTTCTGGTTGCCTTGGTTGCCTACGGACTCCCGATTTCCCTTGTCAAAGCGCCCATCTGGCTGGCGCCCCGAGTTGGTTTTCGAGTTCTGGTCCAGGCTGGCCGGGGTATGTGTCGATGCAGATGACATCTCCACTCTCCTCTCACCCCCTTTGCCCTTGGCTTCATTCCTCTTGGCTTGCGCACTTTGCGCAGATTGCGCAGTTTTGCGCACTTCGGGATGCGCAGTTTGCGCAGCTACGCGAGATTTATCGGGTTGCGCAGGGGATTGCCCCCGAGATTTCAAATAGCGACGCGCCGAGTTGTAGTTAAGGCCGCGGCTATCGCACCAGTCTTTCGCACTGATGCCGGTCGCTTCATGCTCCTGCTGGAATTCTGCATTGAGCTCTGCCCAGTCGGTCTTTGCCATTTAGAGAGATAGCTCGCCTTCAACGATGGTGTCACCAAGTACAGGCTCATGGGTTGCCGGTACCACTACGGAAACGCCGGTATTGAGAACAACCGAGGCATGACTGCCGTCATACTCCTCGATATGAGTGATAACCCCGGTCACGGTAACGCCATTAACCACCGCATCGCTCCAGTGCATCGAGATAGTCCAGTAAGTCGGCTGTAGATCCCCCAGAAAGACAAACCCCGCCATTAGCGGCGGGGTTCCATGTCAGCCTGGGTGTGGGTGGCGGGCAGTTCGCTGTTTGGCTTGGAGCTGTCTGGCAACTGACCAGAAGCAGCACCGAAACGCTCAGCAAAACGCCCCTGTGGGTCCGCATGATTCTTGTCATGGCTTTCCTGCACCTCCCTTGCCCTCTCCCGCTTAAGCCAACGGCCCAGAAGGGCCGTTAGAATGTCGAGCAGTTGGAGCAAGCTGTTCATGTTATTGCTTCCTGGCTTTCTCAGCCGGCAGGTTCATAGCCAGCTTATCCAGCACCTTGGTCAGGCCAACCAAGAAGGCCTGCACCTTCCCGATCACCTCATCGTCCCGGGTGGACGGGGTGACGGCCGCGATCTTAGCCAGCCCCTGCACCACCATGGACGCGCCGCCCACTACAGCCATCAGGATGACAATCCAGTTGATGACCACCTCAACGATGTGTTCCATCGCACTCTCCTCTGCTGTTACCGGTTACCCGGCGATATTGGCAAGGCTTGCGCCTATGCCTCGGACTTCGAGAACTCTGCCGCAGCCATCACAGGCAATTCCCCCACAGGCTTCGGCTCACCGGCGGGCCAGCGGTATGCGGTTACCCGTGAGCGAGGGAACGCCTTCACGTTCACCGCGTCAGCTTGGTTGCCGCCCAATACCAGCAGATTGCCAGCCTTGTCCTGCCCCACTACGAACCCAACGTGTCCGCCACCATCCCGGGAGAACACCACTACGCAGCCTGCCACCGGCTTTTCCAGCTTCTCCCCCCAGGAGGCATAGGAACGCGCACCCTCGAACCGGGTGGACTGAATACCGACCCGCTCTAGGCACGCTCCAACAAAGGCGGCACACCACGGGGTTTCATCATCACGGATGCCACCCCGCTTGATGGCCTTCCACATCGCCACGATCTCGGGGTTGTGTTGGGGCCCCTTGATTTCAGTAAGCCCGATATGTCGGCGGGCCTCTTCTACCCAACGCAGTGCCATTACCCTTTCCCCCCACTCATCCAGCCGGTTGCCCGGCGCTCGTACAACTCCAGAGCTTTCGACCCCATCAGACCAGCCAGACCGGCCATAAAGCCGCACAGCGGCAACGGAGCCGCGATATACCAGCTCAGCAGCATGGTCAGCATCCCGGCGAATCCTGATACCACCACTTGCAGCAGTGCCTCAGCCCACCGGAACTGCCTCCCCTCGCGTTTAACTGTCTGTATGTAGGTCACAAGCCCTCCCCATACGCTCAGCCCGCCGAATGCCAGATAGGCGAGCACGCTGTAGTTCTGTGGATCCTTATCAGGCGTCATCGCCCCTCCAGAAACGACAAAGCCCGCACGAGGCGGGCCAGAAATGAAAAAGGCCAGGGTCACGGAGACTCTGGCCATCTTTGGGCAATACTAACGCTGGTGCGGCGGGGATTCAACCAGCCATTAGCTGAGACCAGTAAGCTGAAGCATTCTCCCCATTGCCTCCATAGCTGCGGCTCTTTCCTCTGTATTGCCGTCCCTAGCCCTTTCAAGCAACTTTGTTACAAGCTGCGATTCATCGATAAGACCGCTTTCTCCTATACCTTTCAGGGCTGCAGCCCTCACGGCTGAAGTTTTGTCATTAGCACCGAGAATCAATGCTTCTACCAGTTGATCTTTGTTCGTCATTTGTCACCTCTTGATTATTTCATCATCTGGCACTGTTCAACATGCTGCGAAGGGAGGGGTTGCATCTCCACCTAATAATTTTCCAGTGTACGCCACTCCTGATTTCACTTTTTCAGTCTGCATAGGTTGAATCCCCTCGGCCTATTTACCCCCATTTTTCTCTGTAATTATTTCTACGGGGAACAGCCAATTTAATTTACACACCAATTATTGATCTTCCTCAACTACCGGCATTGTCCAACCAAAACTAGTGAACACTACAAAAACCTGATTGTAATCACGAGTGATATTGCTTGCTCTGCAATGCGCATAAAACCTATCCATTGCTTCTTTTGCGGGTCTATTCTCAGGTGCAACATTCTGCAATACGGTTGCCAACAAACTAGGGGTTTGGGCTGCATGCCAGTTCTGCCCATTAGATGAAACTGCATTTAACAGCGCATCTAGATGGTCACGCCCCATCCGACCATAAAATGGCAACACTAGCTGCCTGAAATTATCTTCAGAACCACGGAAACTCCCTGAATCTCGATATATATCAATTCCACGTCCCCAAAGCTCAGGAATGGCTATTTGAGATATGGCATCCAATACTGATTGAGTGTCTAACCCAGCAATAACTCCTAATAAGGCATCACGAAACTGTGGGGCGGTTACACCAATCAGGATTCGATAATCGGTCAGTTCAGATGGGTCTATATTATTTGCAGTTTCTTGAAGTGCAATTTTAGTAGGTTCTTGCAATAGTGCCCAAAAGGCAGGAAACCTGGCCAAAAAAGCTATTGCTCGGGAGCGATGTTCCGGTTCAAGATTGTCAATTAACCTGCTAACAGAAGTCGAAATTTCTTGCCATGTACCTTCATTTCGGTCGCGAACAGCAACAAGAGAAGATACGATTTTATTATCGTGCACCTCCCATTCCATTGGAACACCTTTAATTAGAGATTTAGCCAGAATAACACCGAAATTTGAGATATTAGCCATCCTAACACGCTGAAGGTATCGTTGCTCGACGTAGTCCACGATCTGCTCATGCCGCGTAGGGAATCCAACAGATTGAACATCAACACTGAATACTTCAAATATTGCTCTTCCTTGCCTTGGTTCACGAGCTAGAACAAGATCAACTACATTAACCATATGAAGTCGAACTAATTCGGATGATGGTTCAAAGAGTTCAGCTTCAGCTGAATATGCTGGGTGTGCACATAGGTGTCTATCTTCGCGCAAACGAGACAACTGTTTAAAATCAATACTGTTCAATATTTGAGTTGTTTCTGTCGCATGAATAAGGATGTCTTTCTCCAACTCTAACAGCTTTTTTAGGTCCTGGTTTGTTGTTGCATTATCCCATGTCTGAATGAAGTTTGTTGCAGAGACTTCACCATGCGCACTTAGCTCACGATACTTCGCGATAAGATCATATACCAAAGCAACCCAAGCAGATGTCAATGATGCCCTCAAAGCACCTGACTTGTAGGCCTTAACTGTATCAAGAAAATACTTCTTTGATGACGAATTTCGAATTTTTGAGGTTAATATATCCAGATCAACAAAACTAGAATCCATTTTTTTCTTCCTTCAGTTTTTTGGCGAGCACACCATATCATTAATATTTTATATTTCCCTCTAGCTTGATCACGTTTTTATCTATCGTACAACCTTTCACCTACATCCAAAATCAATCATATGATGACCTACCAACAAGCCAGATACTTGTGAGCGATAAGTAAGGAGAGTGGAGCAGATTTGTTTCGCGACTAATGATCAAGACGCGAGAGTAGTGGATGACGAAGCGGGAACAGCTCAGCCCCCGATACACCACATGCCTCAGCGAGCTCCCCGCGGCGAAGGCATAATCTTAACCAACCTGGCCAGCTGCTGCTGAACTGGCTCCCACTTTGGCTCTGGAGGCTCCTTCACTGTCCTTGGTGGAGGCTCAGGATGAATGGCCAGAACCTTGATGAAAACCCGACGGGGGCTTCGCTTCCCAGGCTCACGCTTGCAGCTCCTTGTCTCGGCAACTGTCTCCACATAGCCAAGACGACGCAGGTAGATCACCACGTCGCCGGCGACATCGTCCGGGACCTGCAGCAGGTCTGAAACAATGTGTAGGTCGAAAAAGTCGCCATAGAGCAAACCCCATTCGGCGACCTGTAAAGCCATTGGTTTCAGCTTGCTTTCCATGCGCCCCCCTTGAAAGAAGAAGGATGTCAAGACCTTGAGTTAGGCCAAAATCCTGTCGTGCAACTCGACTCACAAATTGCATGTTAGCAAAAAATGGACTCGATGCGCCTGCAACCCTTACGCAGCAAAGGCTTCAAGCTGAATTTGCTACAAAAAGAAAACCGTTTTCGCAAGCAAAAAAAGTTATTTAAATATTCCATGTTCGATCATCAGACTTGCATTTACCGGATCGGAAGCATGAAAACCCACTCACTGTGAGCGCCTACTAACACCGGTCCCGACACCCACATTTTATCCACAGCTAATGCCTTATCCACAGATTGCAAAGCGGTGTAAACCTCACTATCTTGTTGTTCGAACAGAAAAAATCACTACATCTTGTATTGGGATATGTCTAAACAGAGGTGGGCACATGAACATCAATCTAAAACGTCATTACAATTCGGGCATGTCACTGCCCATAACCCGGCAAATGGAGGCAAAAACCCATGCCACAACCGAAACGACCACCTGGTCGCAACTTCAAACCAACCCAAAATGAAAAAACCACCCTATCGAAGTCGATAAGGTGGTTCTTAAGAGCACTCCACAGCATCTTTAGCCAAGTATTTGTGGGGACGCTTATCTCAATAATCGTTGCCGTAGTACAGCCTTACATTTCTGATTACCAATGGGGTACCAGCCCAGAAGTCATCAAAGTGAAGTACTACAAAATCTAGCACTGGGGCCTTCTGGCCCCTTCTTTCTTCACGAAAAACTTCGCGAAAAAGTCACCAAAAGTTAACCGTTTTGGTTACTCAATAATGATCAATTCACTAGCGAAAATCAACTGTAGTTAATGTTTATATACTGTAGAAAAACACTAGCCCACCCACTACAGAGACCCTTTAAACAGGAAAATCAAGCACTAAGCAACCCGCATCGCCCTCACCTGCCGGTCCATGACCCTGGCCAGGTCTGACGCTTGGTGGATTACGTCAACGACCGCTTTTTCAACGAGCCGGCGCATTTCCAGCCCGAACCGGCGCGATACCAACTCAGCATCAGGAACCACCCGCCCGGTACCGTGGCACTTCGGGCACTCATCCGCCTTGCGCGGACGCATGCCGGTACCATTGCAGTGCGGGCAGCGGCCTGACTGCATCATCTCAGCCACACAGTGGTCACGTGCAAGGCCCAGTATCCCGTTCCGCTCATCCCGCAGGCGCTGGTACTCATGGTCATTGCCAGCACGGTGGGCGCGCTTGGCCTTCTCCATCACCACGGCGGCCCGGCGGCGCTCCTTGTCATAGTGAGGGTGGCAAAGTACCAGGTGATCCAGCTGCTCAGGCAGCGGGCGGCGCAGCAGGATTGCCATGGCCATGCCACCGGCCTCACCGCAGCCCAGAATGGCGCTAAAGTGGGCCAGCAGCGCCTGAATGGCCTGCTCATCACCCAGGTGGTCAGCCATCAGGTACTGGAGCCCCTGCGGATTGTTCTTGGCGGCCACCTGTAAGGCCCCGAGGAACTCGTCACGGCCAAGGTTGCTGACGCTACCGGACGATGGCTCATGGAGCGCCCCTTTCGGCGAGAAAAGGCGAAGCGCCATCTCGATTGCATTACTCATGGTCGGGTCCTCGGTTGGTGTTCTGGTCAAATGCCTTGAGCAGCCAGGCACGCAGCTGGCCGGTCTTGATATGCTCGGGAGTTGCCTCGATGACAGTCCACCCAAGCAGGGCGGCCTCGTTCATCTTGGCGCGGTCCTCTACGAACCCCCTACCCCGAGTGTGCCGGCCGCCGGAGTGGATACCGCCGTGGATCTCGACGGCGATCATGCGGGTGGGCCAGGCGTAATCCAGACGCCACTTGCGCTGGGGGTGGAACAGCAGCTCTGTAACCGGGTTAGGGAGGCCGGCAAGCTGGGCCAGCACCTTGTCGTGCAGGCTGGTGACTTGTTGGGCCTTGCGCACCTGGTTGGCAGCGCTCCTGACCTTGGGGCTGTTACCCAATAGCCGGTCCGCATTGAGGGCGGAAAGGTGGATCATGCCGCCCTCCCGATGGTGTTCTTGCGCAGTTCGGCAACCTCTTGGGCCACTTGGGCAAGCAGGGTTTCCTCACTGCCGTGCTCGGCCTGCCAGCTCTTTGGGGCAGCGTGGAAGCCGGTGGGGTAACAGGCGCGATGGTGGCGTGGGCAAAGGGGGAGCACCTGGGTGTGGGCTGCGCGCTGCGCCATCCCGGATCCAGTGCGCACATGGTGAATTTCTGCTGGCGTAGTGCCGTACCCGGCATTGCGGCAGGTGACACAGCCGAGCGAGCTCACATCGTCCAACCACTGCTTGTCCGCCTTGGTCTTGCTCACGCTGCCGCCCTCCCGTATGCAGCCACCCAGTCGAAGCCTCGGCGCGACTCGTCCCCGAACCGCACGCCCTGCTGGGCACCGAAAGACTGAGCCAGCTCGATGAGATCGCGCATCTCGCGCACTGTCATCTTGGAGGTAGACTTGCCCAGCACCACGAAGCCGTTGCCGTCGATATTCGGCACAACGTCCTGCTGGTACAGGGCGGCAGACAGGACGTGCTTCCAATCCTCCTTGGAGAGCTTGCGGCCGTGCCAGTCCACCTGTTCGGCGATGTCGGTCATTACCGCCCAAAACAGGGCGTTCTGGGCCAGCGAGCGGGTCATCTCCTTGATTTCGATGACCAGCGGCTTGTCCTGGTCTACCGGCAAGCCAGCAACCAGCTGGCAGGCGCGGGACCGGATATCAGGGCTGCGCAGGAAATACTTGGGGTAGCTCATGCTCACCCCCGCTTGGCTTTGTTGTGGCGCTTGGCGGCGGCGCGCTGGCGTTTTGCGGCCCTGTCATTGCGCGGGTTGGATGCTGGCCAGCTGCGATTTTTGATGGCGATTGGCGAGCGAGAAGGGCCAACCCAGGCGCGCATGCCAGCCAGCATGGCAAGGCGAACCTGCAAGCGCAGTGTGGTGCCGAGCTGGCGGGCCATGCTGAAGGTGCTAGCGAACAAGCTCATGCTGCCACCGCCTTAGCGGCAACGGCCTCGGCAGTGGGGAACGGCGAGAGGTGGTAATGCCACACCTGCTTGCCGTCGATGTTCTTGCAGTTGGAGTGCTTCACCCAACCGTGGCAGCAGACTTCGCGCAGGCGGGCGCTGATGGCGGCCTGGGTGTCGGCATGGCCGTAGCGGCTCCAGCACTCTCGTTCGATGTCGCGCAGGGTGCGCGGCTTACCATCGCTCATGATGGCAATGACACGGCCCAGTTGGGTCGCGATGGATAGATCTCGGGTATGCGGTTTGGTCATGGTCTGGGTCCTTTTGGTCAAACTGCCGGGTGGTCTAGGTCCGGCAGTAGCAATGTTACGGCGGGCGGTTTGGCATGTCACTGGTTTGCAAGGCCCTCCCCTCCCAAGTTATCCACAACCCCATTTGAGGCGCACCCTCTCAACACCAGCACTGGCGCGCCTCTCAGCCGCCCGGCCTCTTCGGCCACTTCCTCAGGCGTCGCATCTTGTACCAGCCAATGACCTGCTCCACGCTGGCAGTCGGTGTACCCAAGGGCAGCGATATCGTCGGATACCTCCAGCAGCACCCGCTCCCAACTCCAGCCACGAACAGCCGGGTAAATCACAACTCGGCAGAACTTCGCCTCGCGCACAGCGGCGATCACGTCTTGGTTGAACATCCCTAAATCCTCCCTGTGATGGTGTAACCACGCTGACGGCGTTCGGTGAGAATCCTCTCCAGCTCGACTTGGACAGCCTCGTCCGTCACCACGCCATCACGCTGCAGCACGGTAACGGTTGCCTCCATCTCGCACGCCCGGATGGATATCGCCAGCCTGGATGACGCGACCGGGGCGGCGGCAGGCAGCCGGCGCAGTATCTCTGCCCGTACTTCTGCCGGGCGCGGGGCGAACTGGCGCTCAACTTCGGTAGCCATGTCCTGCACCACGTCTCGGATCTGGGATGGAGTGAACCCGCTAAGTACACCGCCCCAAGCCAACGCCACACCGTGAGCATTGGCATCGAGCTGGTTGGCACTGGCTGGCCAGCTGCCGGCCATCAGCGGTAGCAGCTCCTCGGCCATGAACGCCGCCATGCGAGCGCTCACCTGCGGCGGCTCCTGCTTGGCTGGCAGGGTGGTCACGTTAGAGGGGAGTGTCGTCGTCATAGCTGACAGCTCCCGATTCGAGTAGGGCGCGAGCCTGTTGTTGGGCGGCGGCCAGATTGCTCAGTGGGCGTTTGCTGGTCAGTGGCGCAGCATTGCGCTTGGCCTGCAGCTTGTCCCACTGCTTGCGCAGGGTCTTGGGGCACAGCACGTTGGCTGACCAGAACGGGTCGAGGTTGGTCCATTTGAACAGCGAGCAGATTTCGTGATGGATTCGCCCGTCCTGCACCCGCATCAGGCGAATCTCGTTCGCCCACTGCGCCCAGTTGGGGGCCTTGGCCGTCGGGTTGACCACCAGGACCTTGCCGTGGATGTACTTGGCGCAGGTCAGATCATCCTGAGTACCCCAGAATTTCCCACTCGGGGTCTGAACAGCGGCATCGAGCCGGACCTTCTCGGCAGGATTGGAAACTGACTCAACGACCCCCGCGTCGGGGAGCGCTTCAGCGTTCTTCGACGAGAAGGTTTTGATCTTTGTTTTATTGTCTTGGGTAAGACTGTCTTGGGTGTTGGGTGTTTTCACCTGTTCTGAAAGGTCAAAACACCCAACCAGATTGGCGTTTTCGCCAAGGATTTTGGCAGAATCACCAAGTTTCTTTTGAGGCTTTGTTTTGGGCTTTTCTCTGGCGAAAATCCACTCACTTACCACCTTGTTAATACCCACGATTTTCATGTATCCACGCTTTTCGAGGGTGATGATATTGCGGCGAGCCAGCTCGGTGAGCGCCTTGCTCACGTCCGCAGGATCCATGTCGCACAGGTCTGCCAAATAGGTGTTGGTGATGAAGTCCTGCTTTTTGTTCCACCCATAGGTGGAGTAGATCACCGCATCCAGCACACAAAGCTCACGGCCGGCCATGCGCAGCCTGCACTTGGCCTTCTGGATTTCATTGGCGATACGGGTGAACCCATCATCAAGATCTGCGACCACGCGGGCCTCCTTCTGAGGGGGGGTATATGGGGCGCTAGGCCCCGGAAATTTGAGAACTGTGCTCATGCTGCCTCCACCTGCGCATCTGCGCACATCTCTGGCAGGTTGGCGCGCACTAAGGCGGCAGCCAGTGGCGGGCATACGGCATTGCCGCAGCGGGCCACCTGCGCGGTTTTGGTGAACTTCTTGCCGCTGGCATCGTTGGCGATCACGTAGTCAGCCGGGAAACCCTGAGCCGCGAACAGCTCATGAGGTTCGAGCATCCGCATGCCGATATCGACGATCTGATAATTCTCGCCGCGTACAGTGACCAGACCGAACCGGTCCCGAGTCGTCACGGTATGCAGGGGCTCGGAGCAGGGGATGGTGGAGTCGTTGCCGTAATACTTGAGCAGGAAGGCCCGCACCTCGCCGATATGTAGCCCGCCAGCGGTGACTGTGGGCATGGGCTCGGTCACCGGTTGGCCGTGCTGGCAGGTGCCGCGCAGTTTTACCAGGTGGCTGGTGACCAGCGCGTTATGGTCAACGGTGGTCACGGTCGGCAGCGGCTTGGTCAGCTCAGCACCAACCACCCCTGTGTAGTGTTTTGCCAGGGAAGCGAGCACAAGCTGGCTTTTGTCTGCCTTGAACATCACCGTTCCCAGCGGGTCCTCAATCGATTGGCCGACTGAGTTACCGAACTGGCGAGCAATAATCGGTGCCACGAGAGCGAAGTGGCCTCCTTTCACTTCTGCGCAGATGGTGCGCAGTGGCTCATCAGCCGGCATGTTGCGCTGGTTACTGGCATTGGCATGTTCGGTGATGAAGGGGGCAAACGCTGAAGTGTGGTCTACGGGCACGATAAACGGTTCGGCGGCATTGATGACGAACCGCTCCACCCCCTTGGCAATCCGGCGCATCGTTGCCTCGGCCAATGGGCGCTTTACATTGAGTCCTTGGGCTTTGGCCTCTTCCTGGGTGAGGAAAATACTGGGGCACGGGATCGACCAGTCGATGATCTCCGCAGCGGTGCGCCATGGCAGCAACTTCCCCGCTTTCACTCCGATGCTATCTGAATCACCGTGGGTCGGTCTGGGCCACACGATGGCGGCGCCATCCCGGCGCGCAATCAGGAACAGGCGCTTGCGGATAGTGGGGGTGCCATAGTCACAGGCGCGCAGCTCGCGCCACTCCACCTTGTAGCCCTGGCGGCGCAGGGCGTTGATGAAGCTGTTGAAGGTGCGGCCCTTCTTGGCCGGGTCTGGGCGGGCGTTGCCTTCTGAGTCGATCAGCAACGGCCCCCAGGTCTGAAACTCCTCGACATTCTCCAGCATGATCACCCGGGGGCGCACCTGGGCAGCCCAGCGCAGGGCAACCCATGCCAAGCCCCGGATCTTCTTGCTGACCGGGGTTGAGCCCTTGGCCTTGGAGAAGTGCTTGCAGTCAGGCGACAGCCAGACCAGCCCGACTGGGCGGCCAGCTACTACGTCGCGCGGCACGATGTCCCACACCGATTCGCAATAGTGCTCGGTGTTGGGGTGGTTGACGGTATGCATGGCGATCGCGTCAGGATCGTGGTTGATGGCGATTTCAGGGCTACGGCCCAATGCCATTTCGATCCCGGTAGAGGCACCGCCGCCACCGGCAAAGTTATCCACGACGATTTCGTCGAACAGGTTGAAGGTGTTGCTGCATGCCGTCGCTACCAGTGACTTACGCATGACACACCTCCTGCTCGGTGTAATCGCAAGCGAGGCACTCATAGGCGCGGTCATTGGTGCCGGACCGGAGCTCACAGCCGCACAGCGGGCAGTGATCGAGATCGTGCGGCAAGGGGTGGCCCCCATAGGCGGCCAGGGTTGGTTTGGTCATTATCGGATCCTGTGGTGTTTCAGCTACCCGGTGGTGAGGCGGGTAGGTATTGGTTATGCGCTGGGTTGTGCCTCAGCGCTCAACGGTGCGGGCCTGTAGCTCTCGCGCCAGGCGCACAGCTTGCCGATCGGTGCCGGCGGCGTGAGCCGTTGGTATCAGGGATGTATCCAGCTCGAGCGCCAGTTCGTGGATCACGGCCTTCAAGATGATGTTGTCGCGATCGCTGACGTGTTGTGATGCCGGGCGTGGCGGTCTAATTTGCGTGGTCACGGTGTTACCTCCCGAGAACGAAGTTGATGAGTTTTTGCAGGGGGCGCAGCGGGCGCTCCTCGTTGTATGCCGCCTCATCCTCAGGGGTGAACTGCAGCAGGCCGCGCTCAGGCAGGCCGGATCCGTCCAGAATTTCTTCGACTGTCACGGGCGGGTATCCCTGCTCGATGAGGCTCCGATTGGCCCGTTTGACGGCTCTCGCCAGGATCTGGGGTTCGTGCTGTGATATGGCTTTGAGCAGGATCAGCAGCGAGGTGCGAGCAAATGCGGTTTCGGTCATGCCACACTCGGCACCGACTTCTTGCCATACTCGACGCTGAGCCGGGTTGCCGCGCACTCGCAGCGGGGAAAGGGTGCTCAGATTCTCGTGATCTGGCTGTGCAATTCGTCCCATCGGGTTGGTCCTCTATTGGTAATGGTTCAGGCCGGTGGTCAGGCGGCCTGCTGGGTTTCCATCTGTTCCGGTCGGTAGTCTTCCAAACCGAAGTCCAGCCGCTCGCCGGATGCGAAGTGGATGCGGGTAGCAAATTTCTCCGGGATAACCTCTGGCCATTCGGAAACAGTGCTCTTTGCTGCGCCAAGAGCGCGAGCCAGGGCGTTACTGCCGCCAAAGAACTTAATGGCGTCTTCTTTTTTCATTGGTCGGGGTCCTTTTATGGTTACTGACAGTTCAGCCCCCATTTTGGTTCGGTTAACCGAACAAGTCAACCATCGGCATAGCGCACATGAAATAAGCCAAAATGGGGGAGTGTTTTTTTATACGAACGAGATCGACATGACCTCTTTTAGAGACCGACTGGAATACATGCTCAAGGAACGGGGCTGGAAGCAGGCTGACCTTGTGCGCAAGTCCGGGGTAAGCAAGGCCGTTATCTCAGTTCTCCTATCTGACCCGGTCAAGGATTTGCGGGTAAGCAGCTTGCTCTCTATCGCCAAGGCTCTTGGTTGTGATCCGCTGTGGCTCTACACCGGCAAGGAAAGCGGCACGTATGTCACAGATACGAACCTCGGCAAGGTGCCTGTATGGGAAATGCCTGAGCTTGGGAATCACCCAACGGATGCTCTATCTACTCTTGATAGCGGCCGCCATATATTCAGCGATTCAGACGGCCAGTTGATCGGTGTTATCGCCAGTGACGACAACCTTGCCGGCTCTGGGATCAAGAGTGGTGACATCTGCGTCATTGACCTGTCATCACGTATACCTCGCCATGGAGACATCGTGCTTGTGCGGCTGAACAGCAGCAAGCAAGAGCGCCTCCTAAAGGCACTTGATGGTCTTTCTGGTATCACCCTGGTAACGGATGATCAGCGACTAGGCGTTGTGCCAATGCAAGAGGCGATCGTTCATGGAACGATGGTTGAGCTACGGCGTGATGTAAAAGAATAACCGTACCCACTCTTGCCAAGCCCGCGCTCAGCGGGCTTTTTTGTGCCCACAGTTCAGGGGCAACAGTACCAACCTTAAAAAAAGTTCGTTAAACCGAACATTTTTTATTGACGAAGGTGTTCGTCAATATTAACCTTTGCCTTGTTCGGTAAAGCAATCGAGTGACCAAGACCCGTAACAACAATGGGCAGAGTGGAAGGCGGCCAATCATGGTGAAGGTCTTGGGTAATGCCACACGAACGGTGAGAGCCCGGGCCGGAGACGTAACCGGCAACTTCGGAGATTCGGCAAGCGGTATGCCACCTCATTTGGGATGAGGGATTCACAGGTTCGATCCCTGTATCTCCGACCAATTTAGACAACCAGCAATCAGGACCCAGCCCATACCAGGGCAAGCGCCTGACCAGCGCGTAAGAACGACAAAGCCCGCACAAGGCGGGCTTCGAAGGACCGGGGTACCACCCCCAATCAGAGAATGCCAGGGGACCAACCCCAGCAATCAGGACCCGACCAGCCAAAACCGGTGGGAATTAGCGAGGACCAACTCGCCAATAGGAGTAAATGTACCATGACCAAGAGCATTTTTTCCAGAGCCGCAAATCGCGCCGACCAGATCATTGCAGCAATCGCTGACCGACTGAACGGCAATGCCGCCCGACGCCGTGCCATCAAGCAGCGCCTCCACGTGGCCATGATGGCAACCGAGCAGCACCATATCGTTGCCGCCCGCGCCGCCCAGCTGCGCGCCACCGGATTCACCAAGCACAGCGCCCTCCTCCACTGGCGCGCCGATTTCCATCGCCACTCAGTCTGATATCCCGGGTCTGGCGCTTCCCTGATAGCGCCGTAGCCAAAGCCTCTTTTTCAAGCACCGCAAGGATGCTTTGGCTTCGCTCACGCCAAATTCGGCTGAGCACGCTCTTTAACAGTCTGGAACCGGCTCACAACCACGAATCCCGATGCCGGTAGGGATGCGCTGATAACCCGTCAATTCGGAATGCCGCGTGTGAATGTGAACGGATCCCGGCTTGCGAGCCGGTATCCCAAGGCGGCTCCGGTGGAGCTGGCAACAACATAGCGTCGAAGCTGTGGCCGCCTTCGGATAATCACCAGAGGACCAACCCCATGAATGCACCAGCAAAAACCAAGATCGCCGAACAGGTGATTGAAGCCTTTATCCCTGTCGCTCCCTTCATGTATAGCGACATCCCGAGCGATGTTTACCACGGTAGTGACGGCGAATCGAAAAGTAGCCTGGATCTGGCGCTGATCTCAGGCCAGCACTACCGCTACTACAAGATTGACGGCAACCAGCAGAAAGAAACCACACCATTCCGTGAGGGCAAGATCCTGCACAAAATTGTGCTGGAGTTTAATGACTTCGAAACCGAATACGCCATTGAGCCGGTATGGCCTGAAGATGCCTTAGTCGGCGCTGACCAGATGAAGGCAGCCATCGAGGAGTACAACACCAGCCTCGAGAAGCGCCCTGAGCTGCAAGAACTGGCTGACGCCATTGAGGCATACAACGCCAAGCTTATCCCCCCTATCGAGCTGGGTACTACGGTAGGCGATGCCGAGGCGGCATATTGCCAACTCCCCGAGAGCTTCCAGACCATCGGCGAGGATGACAAGCGCACAGCTACCGCCCTCAAAGCGTGCGTCAAAGCCTACAACGACACCCTGACCAAGCCGCTCAAGAGTAAGGGAAGCTATCAGGCTGTGCTCGAGAACTACGCCAAGATTGGCGCCAAGGAGCTGGAGCGCGCCGAGCGCATTGCCACACTGCCGGATCCTCTCCCTCTAAGCGGCACCAAGGCTGAAATGGCAGAGCGGATCCGCACCTTCAAGCCTGAAGCAAAATTTCTGGACGAGCTGAAAGAGCAGTTCCGTGAGCAGGCCGGTGACCGGGTGATCGTGACTAATAACGAATACATCCACGCTCTGCGCTACCGCGAAGCGGTTCTGAATCACCCAGAAGCGGCCGTGCTACTGGATGAAGGCGAGGCGGAAGCGAGCATCTACTGGCATCACCCCGAAACCGGCCAGCTTCTCAAGTGCCGACCGGACTGGAAGCGGCCGGATCATGTGCTGGTTGACCTGAAGTTTGTGCGAAACGCCAGCGAGGCAGCATTTGCGCGTGATGGTTCATCCCACAACTACCACATTCAGGACGCCCACTATACCGATGGTTATGAGGCCGTTACTGGTCACCCAGCAAGCTTCGTATTCATCGCTGTTGAGAAAGACGGCCCACTGGGTCACGACGTCTATAAGCCCATCATGGTTGGCGTCTACTTCTACAGCCAGGAAGACAGGCGACGCGCCCTCGAGTTACGCGATATGGCAGTACGCAACATCGTTACCTGGCGAGAACAGAACTACTACCCAGGCCACGACGGCATGGGGGAGATCACTGTGCCACAGTACCAAGCTGCGGCCGAACGCCACCGGATAAACAACGAAGAGCCATTCACCCCTACTCTGGTCGGCAGCAAAGAGTCGGTTGAAGAGCTCCCTGAAACCCTCTTCTAAGGAACCTCAATATGCAAAATACCGTATCAACCCAGTCAGCCCCTGCTGTAGTGGCAAACGAGCGCGGCCAGGCCAGCATGCTGAGCCTGATGATGAATATGGATTTCATGGCGAGCATCGACAAGATGGCAGCCATGATGGCCAGCGGCAAGACTACCGTGCCACAACATCTGCGCGGTAATCAGGCCGACTGCTTTGCCATCTGTTTGCAAGCTGTGCAGTGGGGTATGAATCCCTTCCCGGTAGCGCAAAAGACCCACTTAGTAAATGGCACCCTTGGATATGAGGCCCAGTTGGTGAATGCCGTGGTCGTCAACTCTGGCGTCATCAAAGGACGCTTTGACTATGAGTTTTTTGGGCCGTGGGAACGTGTCATTGGCAAGTTCAAAGAGGTCCAGAGCAAGGATCCTGATAAAAAAGGCGCGGTTTACCGGGTACCAGACTGGAGCTTTGCTGATGAGAAGGGCTGCGGTGTAAAGGTAATTGCGACGCTATCTAGCGGCCAAGTGCGTGAGGTTGTGTTGTTGCTGCAGCAGGCTCGCACGCGCAACTCGACGCTCTGGGCCGACGATCCGAAGCAGCAGCTGGCCTATCTCGGCGTCAAGCGCTGGGCTCGCCTCTACACCCCTGACGTGATCCTTGGTGTCTACTCAGTAGATGAACTGGAGGAGCGTGAAATCAACCCAGATTTCACATCGCCAGGGCCAGATAGTGGCAATAAGTCTGCTACAGAAAGCCTTGCTGCCAAGGCAGCAGCCAAGCGTGCCGAGCAGCAGGCAACCGTAGCAGCCAAAGGCAATGTCATTGATGGTGAGGCCGAACCTGTCGTTGAAACTATTCAGCAAGATCCAGTACCAGTACCGGAGGAAGCTATTGACCCAGATATAGCCGAACAGTTGGCCGATGCTCTTTTCAAACTGGATATATCTGAGTCGGCAGAGGAGCTGAAATTGTCTATCTCCGAGATTACCGCACTGGGTGGCAAGCTGACCGATTTCCAGAAAGCAGAGGCATCTGCCGTCTACCGCAAAAACCTTGAACGACTTGGCTTGAATAAGAAGCGAGCCGCATAAAAGTAGCACCATGCCCCGCCGCCAACGGGGCTTTCTCAATCACAGAGGACCAACTATGACCGACACTATCGACTTCACCCCGACCATCGACCCCAGCAATACCACCGTTCAAGCCATGTTCGGGGCTGTACTCCAGCAGAAGATCCAGAGCGGAGCATTGGAGCAGGCGCTCAGCAAATACGCCGACAAGCTCATCGACGACTGCGCCCAGGATGTCCTGAGAAGCTATGGCGACGTTGGCAAAGCAGTAAAAGAGGCTTTGACCAAGGCCATCATGCCGAGCATCGACAGCATTGCCGACTTCCCCAGCTATCACGACTTCGTAACCAAGCGCCTTCGCATGGCAGCATCTGAGTTCTATGACCAGCGATTGGCTGAGGTGCTGGACAAGGAAATCCGCGAAATCATGAGCGAGTTGCCGGAAGAAATCACCTTGTCATGGGTGATCGACGCGGTTCGCAAATCAATCACCGGTTATGGCGAAGGTGAGCACATGGACGAGGAGATGACGCTCATCATCGAAGACTCATCCTATGGCTTTCGTCACATCTACATCGGTAAAGAAGCGGATATGGACAAATACCGCTGCGAATATCAGCTCAACCTCGATAAAGAGGGTTGCATTTACTCCATGAAAATCGACGAGGATGACGTTAAAGCCAAGAAGTGCGTTGGCCCATTCTACGGTGCTGAGCGCAAGCTGATGGCTGCCTACGCCATGAAGGCCAAGGTAAACCTGGATCAGGGGGAATACCCTCACAACTACGACCTCGTTATCGAGAGCTACAACGACTAACCGACCAAAGCCCGGCACTTGCTGGGCTTTCGCTTTCCCAACAGGACCCGGACCATGACCACCGAACTGAACCCCAGCGAGGCAACCAGCCTCGCCCTGAACACACTCACCAGCCAGATCCGCAACATCATCCTGATGCCGGACGGCCCGGCCAAGACCGCCATCGGCAGCTTCGAAACCCTGCTCACTGCCAACTTGACCATGATCAGTGAAGCCGCCAACGCCCACATAGACGAGTTCAACGGGCTGATCGACCAACTGGAAGCCCGGGATGGCGAGCTGATTACCCAGGCCGCCCAGGTCAGCGACCTGCGCCAGCAGGTTGCAGAAGCAGAGCTGCGCATCGCGGCCGCACGGCAAGAGGGCGCCGCCGAGTTGGAGACCAAAGATGCCGAGCTCTACAAGCTGCAGCGCGCCCTGAACGACGTCCAGACCAAGTACAGTGCCATGCAGTACACCTCCCGCCAGCTCGAACGCCAGTTGAGCGACCTCAACGCCATGGACCCGGCCGGCATGAAGCGCCGCATCAAGGAGAAGAACGAACTGCTGGAGGAGCAGCGCACGGCAATCGCCAAGCACAAGAGCAACGAGGCCGCCTACCGCGCGGAAGTGTTAAAGTTGGAGCGCCGTATCAGTGAGCTGCTGGGCGCCATCAACGAACAGGATCGCGAGCTGGAGCGCCGTCACACCGTCATCATGGAGCTGGAGAGCGCCCGCGCTGCCAAGCTGGTCTGGCACAAACACCTCGGCAACACCTACAAGGGTGAGGATGGCACGCTCTGGAACGTCTACCTGGTGGATCATGGCCTGAAATCCAACCTCCCCTACCTCATCAACGACCTCAACTGGAAGCTGCACGCAATGAAGTCCGATGGCTCAGGCTGCTCGGTCATGCTGAGCCAGTGGATGAATCCCATCTACCCGACGCTCTATGGTGCTGGGGCACCGGACGATATGACCCAGGACATCTTCACCTTCATGCAGGAGGCCCTGGAGCAGAGCCACCCCCACCTGCAGCCGCGCACAGAATGGGCAAAGACGGTCAGCATCCACGAGTGCGGCCTGCCGCCGCGCACTATCAAGCCGCTGGAAGAGGCCGGAATCGACACCCTCTACAAAGTGATGAGCCACCAGGGGAACAAGTTGGATAAGGTCAAGGGGATTGGCGAGAAGCTGCTCGGCCAGATTGTCTACGCCTGCGAGCTCAAGGTGAAGCTGTGGGAGGAACAGTTCGTCGCCAGCCAGCAGCCTGAACAGCACAAGGAGGCGGCATGAGCCTCTACCGCCACCGCGGCATGGTGCAAGACCGCAAGACGAAACCGCTACTCCAGCAACGCCAGCAAAAACGCGACGAGATAGAGCGCCGCCAGCTGGCCAGCCAACTCGGCATCGACCCCAAGGAGGTGCGCTGATGGCTGACTACAGAGGTTCAACCACGCCGACTGATACCCGGGACATGACCCAAACTCCGCTTTACCTCTTCAGGGCTCTGGATCTGGAGTTCAACTTTGCCCTTGATGCCGCGGCTCTGCCGGAGACGGCCCTGTGCCAGAAGTACCTGACGCCGGACATCGACGCCCTGAGTGTGGACTGGGGCGACTTCATCAGCCCGTTGGTGCGATCGCCGTGGGCCTGGCTGAACCCTCCCTACTCCAATATCGCCCCTTGGGTTAATAAAGCCATCGAGCAGCAGGGACTTGGCATCGGCACCGTAATGCTGGTACCCCAGGACACCAGCACCGCTTGGTATCCAGGCGAGCTGGCCAGCGAGGTGCGCCACATCACCGGTTACCGCGACGAGCGAGGCAAGTGGCATAACGGCAGGGTGAGCTTCATCAATAAGGCCACCGGCGAGGAAATGAAGGGAAACCCCAAGGGCAGCATGTTTCTCATCTTCGCCCCGGGCTGGCGTAGCGCATGCCGGATTCACGATGTCAGCATGCACTCCTTGCTGCTGGCCGGAGCAGAGCCCATCAGCGCTGCAGCCTGATACCCCCAAACCATCCACCGCTGGCCACACAGATTTTGTGGATAACTCAGAGGTACCCCATGAAAGCCACTGAAAACCCCTACTGCGGCGCAGTAGTCATCGGGTTGGGCGTCGTCATGCCCCATCCCAAGCAGCCCGGCAAGTTCGTCCTGCCCGGCGGTATCACCTGCGATCGGCAAACAGCCGAAGAGGCAGCCCGAAAACTTCACGACCTGCAGGCAAAGAAAGCCCGCATCTAACCCACCAAAGGACCCGACCATGAACCATTCCGTTATCAAGTCTGCCAGCATCTACAGCGCCAAGCTCCCGACCATCGCCGCCATGCGTGAACACCTGGCCGAGCTCGCCTTCACCCCGCTCACTGAAAGTCAGCTCAGCTGCGCCGGGTTTGACCAAAATCAGGCAACCGGTGAGCTTGTTACCGACCTGCCTGGCGTTGGCTTCGCGTTCGTTGTGCGCCAAGACACCAAGCTCATTCCGACCAAGATCGTCAACCGTAAGCTCAAGGAGCGCATTGATGCGCTGATCGCCGCCGGTATGCGTGAGCGCGTCACCCGAAAAGAGAAGCAGACCATGAAGGATCAGCTGATTGTCGAGATGGCCGCCACAGCCGAGTATGAAACCACGCAGATCCATGCACTATACGACCAGAAAAACGAGCTGCTGTACCTCAACACCACTACCAAGCGCCCGCTCAAGGTGGTCATGCACCTGCTGGTAAAGTGCATGGGTTCCCTCAAGACCCAGACCATCCACATCGACGACATCAAGATGGGGATCAGCAACCGCCTGAAAGACTACCTGACCGATAGCGCAGAGCGTCCAGAAGCGCTTGGCCCCTTCTCCCCGCTTCAGTTCGTCAAGCTCAAGTCTGCCGACACTGCGCAAGAGATGGTGACCTTCAAAGGGATGGATCTCAACGGGGATCGCGCCTCTGATGTGGTTTCCCTACTGGAAGCTGGCTACCAGGTGGAGGAGTTGGAGCTGTGGCACGAACCCATCAGCTTCAAGCTGAACAGTGATTTCAGCCTGCGCGCCATCTCCATGCCTGATTACGACTCCGACGAGGATGTCGAGGATTACGCCCACCACTGGCGCCAGTGCAACGCTGCCAACCTCATCCTGCTGTCGAGGGCCATCACCGACCTTTGCACCATGATGGACTACCAAGCCCCGGCAGAGGAGAAAGCAGCGTGAGCGACTTCAAGAATGCCGTGCTGCGCCTGGACCAACGACATGACCTCAACGATAGCAATGCCACTATCGATGTTGATGGGCACGGCGCGATCGCTGAGGTGGTGGTCAGGATGGAGGGGAAGACAGAGGACTCCCCTGTACTTGTCGCCTTCGGTGAGCGTTTGGTTGCCTGTTACAACCTGCTGGATGGTTACGACACCCAGGAGTTTAAAGGCCGCCCCCTGGCCGAGTTCGTGGCCAAGCAGGCTTACCTCAACGAGATGAACACCAACGACGGCATCAACCTCTCCCTGTCAGGGCTGGCAGTGCAGATGCTGGTTGCCTCGTTTGCTGGCCAGTTCAAGGCCAACGGTGCCACCAACTACTTGGAGCTGCGCGGCAGCCATCCGGAAACCGGCCCCTTCACCATCACCATGCAACGCGCCGAAGGGCTCACGCCGGCAGACAAGCTGAACGCCATAACCAAGCAGCGGGATGTGCTGCTCGAAGCGCTGAATGGAGTGCTGGGCGTGATGAACAACAGCCAGGGGGTAGCCGGCTGGCACAAGAACGGCGATATCGCCACCTGGGACGAGGTGCTGCCGGAAGTGGCCGCGGCCCTCGAGTTTGTGGAAGGAGAACAATCATGAAGCGGTATGACTGCACCATGCACGACAAGCGTGGAGCATTTGGACTCTGCATGGAAGCACGCAGTGAGGGGCAGTTCGTCCCCTTCACCAAAGTTGAGCAACTGCAGGCCAAGATCTTTGGGCTGCTGGAAGAGCGCAACAGCACCGGGATAGCAATAGACAAGGCCATCCTCTCCGGCATCGTGCCAGAACAGCACCCTCTGCGTTCGCGGCTGGAACGGCTGGCCAACCACCACAAGCGCGAGCAGACGCTGGCCGATGGCATGGTGGCATTGGCCGACCGCTGCACGTTGCTGGCTGACCTGCTGCGGGAGGTAACTCAGGTAATCCCGGCGATCGGGGTAGAAATTGACGATCTGCCGGTTGTTGATGCCTTTCTTGGGCGCATCGAGGAGGCGCTGGCCGGAAAGCTACCTGAACAAGTCTGCGCCAATGGATTCCATCTGCTCCGTGAGGCAAATCACCTTCGACAAGAAGAGTGGGATATTGGCAGTGAAAAAGTGAGTCTGTCATTCCTTGGTAACGAGCTGGCAGGAGAAACCGGTGAGTTGTGTAATGTGCTCAAGAAGCTGGAGCGTGAAAGAATCGGAATTGTTGGTTCTCGCAGCACGATCGAAAAAGCGGCTACAGAGTTGGCCGATGTTGTGATCTGTGCTGACTTGGTTGCGCGAGCTCTCGGCATCAATACATGGGATGCGGTGTGCAACAAGTTCAATTACACCTCAGCTAAATACGGACTGAAAACCATGCTTTTCGGTACGCCAAATCTGATTCAGCAAGCTGTACGCACCATAACTGAAGGCCAGGAGTTTGAGCTCACCACTGTGTTGCAGTCCATCGCCAACGGGTTCAGTGATGACCCGGCCCACGATGCAGCGGTGCTGCTCAAGCGGATTACCGGTGAAGTGCAGTGGACTGGTGACTCCTTCCAGCTTCCGCCACACCAAGGAGGTGAGTTGTGCGCTACCGAGCCCCCATCATCCAGCCCGGACTGACCCGGGAAGAAGCCACCGACGCACGCGAGCGATACCTGCGCATCAACCCGGGCGCCCGGGTCACAATCGACAGCCAGCCAGATAACCCCCAGCTCAAGACCCTGATAGCCCACCTCCCCGTCCTGCCGTTCCGGCGCGTCATGGATCCCGGCTTCATCGGTTACCGGGGGTGGCGATGCTGACTGACCCCAATAAGCAGGCGGCTCTCGAGCGCGCCCTGCACCAGATAGCCCAACTCCAGGCCAGCCAACCAGCTGGCCTTTCTGTTTCCACAGCAGATCCCCGCACCGGCTTTCGCTGCAAAAGCATTGAGCGCGAACGCCCACACGACGTGTACCGGTCCCAGTGCCCCTACGTCGGGATCTCGATAGGCATGAAGGATGTGAAATGACCATGAACATTGATTTGGAAAAGTTGCTGGAACTGGCTGGCAGGGCCACGCCAGCGACATGGAGCACAGACGGGCACACCAGCGTTAATGGTGATCATGGCCTGCTCGCAGACACCTGCTTTGCAAACGATGCGGCATTCATCTCGGCAGCCAACCCCGCCGTGGTCACTGAGCTGGTGAGTATGGTCAAGGACTCCACCCAGGCCTGTATAGCAGACGTTCAGGCCGAACCTGAATTCCCGGGCGACGCACCACCTGAGCTGATAGCGCACATCCGCCAGTGCATCGAAGCGAAGGATGAGCAGCACCTGCTCCATATGATGCGCATGGCCGTTTCCATCACCAAGAAGGGCATTCAGGAGCGCATCGCCGCCCGCACCGGGATCGCCATTGAAGGCATCTTTGGCAAGGTGGTACGTGACCAGTGCAGTTGCGGTGAGCCCATCAGTGTCGAGCTCAACTGCCCGCGCCGCACCAGCAGAACCGACAAAAAACGCCCCTTCTATCCAGATCAAGGGCTTCCAGAAGGGCTGGATCCGCAACGCTACAGCGAGCACGGCTCCAGCGTGTTCCGCTGCCGCAAGTGTGGTGAGCCGGTTGATGAGACTGTGCCGGCTGCGAAGTACGAAAAGGTGGAATGAATAATGGCAAAAATCTATATAGCTGGGCCGATGACTGGCCTGCCCAACTTCAACCGAGACGCCTTCAGAAAAGAAGCACAGCGCCTGCAAAGTATTGGGCACGCGACGTTATCCTCTGCATTTTTACCTGTTGGTATTGAGCCGCATAAGCGTGAGGCAATCATATATTCGGTTGACCAAGTGGTGGTGTTACCGGGGTGGGAGAGCTGCACACAGGCAACAAGTGATCACGCCCTGGCCATCAAACTGGGCAAGCCGGTGATCCTGACCTCAATCTTGCATGAGGAGGAAGTATGAAACCACGCATCGAGAAGAAGCTGAGCAAGAAGCTCCACGCCATCCTTGGCAATCTGCTGGGTGAGGTCTGGATCGACGATGAGCTGGAGCTTTGCCGCCGGCACCGCCGCTATCGTGACGACCCGCCGCTAACCGGCAAGCAGGAACGCCAGAACCGGCAGATACGTGTGAGCGTGAACCACATGCCAAGCCTCGGCGGAGGATTGGACTACTGGGGTGAAGGACAAGATCACCACAGTATCCTTGATGCTGCAAGGGACTTGCTACCTTGGCGCTTTGGGGAAAAAACAGACCCTGATGGACCGCACGGTGGCTGGCCGCTGCTGAAAGCCAAGATGACAAGCATCTGGGTGATAAAGCACGCCAAGCTCTACGCCCTGCAGGAGCAGACCAAGGCAGCCAAGAAGGCGCTGGAGAAAGCCAGGATTAAGCAGCTCAAGGGTGAAGGGATCATCCAGTGGCAGGCCGGCAAGGGCTGGATAGGCCAGTGCATCTGCTGCGAACAGCTCACCCCCATCTATTGCAACACTGCAGAGTTCGACCCGAACAACCACTACTGCGGCGGTTCGTCGCGCTGCTGCCCATAGGATCTGCAATGACAAAACAACAAGATAGAGGCGAGCTGCTGAAAGAGATGTTTCCGGTCGGTAAGACGGTAGACATCCAGTTGAAATTGACGGGCGATCAGGCGGGGTTTGCGCTCATAGGGGCCTTGAATGATCGCGATGAGGCCAAGGACTTGTTCTTCGAGAATGTGTCGATCAAGAAGGTCGGGTTCACCTCATATTTGGGTGCGGAAGGCGGTGTGTCTTCGGTGGCTGCTGAGGCATTGCTGCTGCTTGATGAATGCCGCCAAGACTGGCAGAAGATGGAGACCTTAGAGCAGTTCCTTTTGTCTCATGCACACAACGGTGTCGGTAAGGAGGCTGCGTGACCAAACAAAAGGCGGCCGGGATCGCGATCCCGGCTCTCTATTCGATGCGGGGTAAGATGCCACTCGAACAGAATTAGTGGCCAAATTTTGAGCTCCCCGAGTTTGGGGAGCTCAAAATTAACCAGCCTGGTACTGAATGATTAGCGGCCCTTCCTTCAATCCAATTGGCGCCTCATCCTCAAAGACAGGAGGGCCACGCCATGCAACAACTTCAACTGACCATCGACCAAGACTGCCAGCTGCTCAATGATCTGGTCAGCACCGTACGCTCCCCCACCCTTTCCCGATCGGCCAAGCTCGCCGAGATCGGCCGAATCCTGGCTCACTTCGATTTGCCTATCGAAGCACCCCGGGTTGCCGGCCAGCTCTGGAGCGCCACCGAGTTGGGAAAGGAGCTGGGGGTCAGCGCCCAGGCCATCGGCAGGCTGGCCAACCAGCACCAACTCAAACGCCCGGCGTTCGGGGAATACCGCCTTGACCAAGCGGTCAGCAGCAGGAAGCAAGTCGAATGCTTCCTCTACAACCGAGCGGGCCGGGATGAAATCACCAGATTAACGAGGACCAACAACCATGGAAACAACGACCGACCCCGCCAAAAGCCAGATCCAGGGCCAGCTCATCATAATGAGAATGCCTGACGCCATACCGCTCAGCACTTACCTGAGCACCATCGAGATCACTGACCGGGACACAATCAACAAGCGGATCCAGCGCGGCATCTGGCAGCAAGGTGTTCATATCGTCAACGTTGACGGGGTCAAGGAGCGCTGGGTAAACATCACAGAGGTAATGAAGTGGGCAATGAAAAACAGCTCCCACGCGGCGTGACGCTGCGCGGTGATACCATAAATATCACCTTTACCTTCAAAGGGGTTCGCTGCCGCGAGCCCATTTCCAACCTGCCAAACTCCGCCGCCAACGTGCGCTATGCTTCGCGCCTGCTTGGTGAGATCCAGGGAAAAATAGAGCGAGACCAGTTCGCCTACGCCGACTACTTTCCGAAGTCTAATAAACTACGGATCTTCGGTGGCGCATCCATAGCCGCAAAGGTGGCAGACTATCTGGATGAGTACATCCGTCGCTGTGAAGTCCGAGGGCTTAGCCCGTCAACCATGGTCGGATACCGTAAGTGCTTCACGGCTTTGGCGGATCTACACCAGGTAACTGTCTCCGATCTCACCCCTGCCCTGGTGAAAAACTGGCTGATCAAGAGTGACTCATCAGCCAAGACAGCGCGCAACCGTCTGTCATTCTTGCGCAGCTCCATAGATGAAGCCGTGACGGATGGACTACTGCAGGCGAACCCGGTATCACTGGTCAAGGTCTCCAGATATTTGGACGTGGATTCAGCTTCTGAGCGGGTAGTTAGGGACGTAGACCCGTTTACCCCGGCAGAGGTGGAAGCGATCTTGAACACAGCCATGAACATCAACGAACAGTGGGCTAGCCTGTTCGCTTTTGCTTTTGCCACGGGGATGCGGCCATCCGAGATCTGCGCCCTGCGCTGGTCATCGATAGACTGGATCGGTAACACGGTCGCAGTTTCCAGTGCCACGGTTGTCGGCATCACAAAAAGCACCAAGACAAGAGCCGGCACCCGCATAATCGAGCTGACCAAGGAGGCTATTGCCGCGCTGAACAGCCAGAAGCGTTTCACCTTCATGCGTTCAGAGCTCGTTTTTGAAGATCCGAAGTTGGGCAAGCCATGGCCTGGGGCCGAGCCGATCCGGAAAAAGGCATGGCTCTACACACTCCGGCGATCAGGCGTTCGCTATCGCCACCTCTACCAGACCAGGCACACCTATGCGACGGCCAACATCAGCCGTGGATGTAACCTGTTTTGGCTCGCCAGCCAGATGGGACACAAGGGGCCGGAAATGCTATTTCGGCACTATGGATCCTACCTTTCCGAGTACGACGGCCAGACAGCAAAGGCGCCAATCCCGATCCAAATTCAGAAGTGAAAAGAAAAAATCCTTATAGTTCAATTGGTAAAGCTGCTTTGGACGGGGGTTCAAATCCCCCCAGCTCCACCAAATACCGGTCCAACAGTGACCAACGAAGTCCAAGAAACCCGCATAGCATAAGGCTTTGCGGGTTTTTTGTTGTCTTATGCTGTCCAATGGGGTGCGTTGCCATCCAGCCCTTTTAGGCATATCGTTAGGCATATCGTTTTGTATGCCTTCCGGAGCGTATGCCTATGCCTCGTATCACCCGTCCCTTATCCCCAACTGTAGCCCGCCGCGAAAAATGAAAAATCTGTCTGCCTAAAACGAAAAACGTGCCCTTGGTGCTTTTATCAAACTTGATGGCACAGGAATCGCCGAGTTTGATAAGCCCGTTAAACCGGCATTAAACCTCTATCTCATAGGTCGGTAAATCCGGCGCCTCTCCTGCCAGCTCCCCTCCCCTGTAAAACGCCTTCTTGCCGATGGCCACCCCAACGCCGCGCACTGTAACGGTACCGCCCGCCAACGTATCCAGGGTGGTCGTGGTACTGGTCATGGCTGTCACGGTACCGACCAGCAGCGGGTCGGCACCGGGTACCAGCTCCAGGAATCGCTTGAACAGGTTCATACAAATCGCTCCACACTCAGTTGCTGGCGTACCGTCATGGCCTTGTTCTGCAAAGCAGCAGAGACCCTGACGCCCCGGTTGTACCCCTTCCAGCCATCCACCGCGAGCAAGGCCCCCGGCAGAATGAGGCCCGTATCTGCAGACAACGGCAACTCAATGGTCTGGATGCGCTTGGGCATGGTCCTAGCCAGCCCCACCACACCCTGGGCGCGGGCCGCCACCACATCACACACCAGCGGATGGGTGATGCTCTGGGCCAGTTGCTCGCCAGCGGTACCCTGGCGCACCACCCGCGCACTGATCCCCTGATGACCACCGCTGATCCAGATACCGTTTGCCGCCTGCCCTGGCTGGAAGTCACTGCCCAGAGTGGTGATGATGGCACGGGGGATGGCCACATCGGCCAGCGCCGTCTCAAGTTGCCAGGGCACAGTGGGATAGCGCGGCTTGATGACCAGGTGCTTGTTGCGCTGGTGTGGTAGCACAAAGCCACCGGCCGCCTCGGCCAGGTACTTGACCACCTCGATTGGCGTCTGGTTATCCAGGCTGAAGAAGCCAGCCGGTACCAGCCAATCCGCCGCCTGCCACTCCAGTGTCCAGCCAAACGGCAGCACGGCCGCCGCCAACTGGGCCATGGTGGCCGCCGCACTCTCGCTCACCGCTTGCGCCAGTACATGGGTCGGCGACAGGTAGGCAGTGCGAGAGCGACCGGTCAGGGTGGCCGACTCGCGGGCAAAGCTCTGGCTTGACTGCCAACCATCACACACACACTCCCACTGCTGGCCGTTGATGTGGATGCTCACCTCTTCCTCATCGGTCAGAGCCGCCGCCGCGATGCGCGGGATCTGGGCGCTGAACTGCCAGGCCCAGGAGTCGGTGTCGAGCTCGATATTCACGGTGGTGGCCGGGATGTCGAGGCCATCGCGCACGCGCACAATGCTTGCTGTGTTACTCACCAGATAAACCCTCCGGGTCGGGATAACGATGCGGGCGTCTTGCCCATGCCAGACAAACTCCAGGCTGGCATCGCCACGCTGGCGGCCGAACGCCAGTGTCTTGGTGCGCTTGTCCGGGCACGCTGGGGTGATCGGCGGCTTGGGTGGCGGGCTTGTGCCCCACGGGGGCAGCATGGCCTCGTCCCAACCATCCAGCCAGTGCAGGTGCAGCGAGGCCCCCAACTGCCAGCGCTGGCCACCGATGACCTTGCCCAGCTTGGCCCCTTCCTGCCACTGGTCGGCCTGCCACACCTGGTCAAAGCGCGGGGGGTTGCGATAGCCGCTTAACTGCCAGCGGCCGACCTGCTCTCCCTCCACCCACAGCGAACGGATAGCAGCATGGCCAGGGGGCAAGTTGTCAACCTGTTGGCCATGGGCATGACCCAGCGGTGCCCCTTCCTCAAACACCCCACGGTTCAGCTCATAGCGGGGTGGCATCAGATCCCCGTGCTCGACAACGGCGGCCTCTAACGGCGCGGCTTCCTGCCAGTCAGCGGCGCAAGTGGCCCGCTCAATGGCGGGACGTTGCCAATCACTGGCCACCCCACCGCTCACCAGATCCGCCCGCCCCCAATCACTGGCGCTGGCATGGCTCGGCCCCCTGAACACGTTCACGTCATAACCGGCATCAAAGTCGTGGATCACCGGCTCGGTGGTCACGGCCATGGCGCACTCGATGACGATGGTGCCCCGGAACTCGGCCACGGCAGCCGGGAGTTGGCTTGCCAGCGCGCCCTGGAAGATGAGCCCCACATCGGCAGCCAGTGCGGGAGCGGCTATCTGGCCCGCCAGCACAGCGGGCAACACCAGCCCGGGCGAACAGGCCAGCACAGGCGGCAAGGAGGTGCCCTGCAGCACCGCCTCATAGCGCACCACCTCGGCCTGGTTCAGCTCCAGATTGCCGTTGTTCTGGCGCGCCTTGCGCAGTTCAAGCGCCGCATCCTTTCTGGCCATAGGTGGCTCCGGTGGTTAGGTCTTGGCTTACGGTTCGGTGAGGGTGGCGGTGTTGATGCGCACCAGGGCCCCGGTAAACAGCTCGTTGGTGGGGATCTCCAGATCGGCGCCACTACCGGGTGGCCCCACGTCGAGATCCGCTACAAAGTCACCATCCCGATTGGCAAAGCGCCCCCAGGTGGGAGCACCGGATCCGGTAGCCATCTGCTCGGCCAGCGGCTTGAGGGTCAGCACCCCACCCGTCACCGACTGGGCACACGGCAGCTGGAACTGCAGCGTGACCAGCAACGGCTGGTCGGTGATGGCGGCCCCGACTGCGGGGCGGCTGCCACCGTAGATCTTGAAGGTGGCCGGGGCGGCACTGCCCTGGTCGATGGCGTCGGCCAGTATCTGGGCGCGGGCGGTGCGCACCGAGTCGTGGAACGTGAGCATGGAAACCTCGCTAGACGATGTAAGGAGTCGGGGCTTGGTAGTCAGCCGCCACGGCGTTGTAATCGGCTGGGCCAAAGGCGGGATCGTCCTGGGCGACCAGCATGTAACGCCGGTTCAACCAGAGGTGATCGAACCGGTAGACCCCATCGGCCGCACTGCTGTAGGTTTCATCCACCAGATACCCATCCTGGCTAAGGCAGAGCACCCGGCGCCTAACCCCCTCCCCGTTGATGGTCACCCGGTTGCTGATGTAACCCTGGGCCACGTTCTGTAACCCATCACGGACCCAGAAATAGTCATGCCCCTTGCAGACAATGGACTGGCTCATCTGTTGCACGTTGACCGGCCCGGGATAGAGCGGCGGGGTGCCACTCCAGGCCACATCCTGCGGCTGGAAAACAGCTCTGGGCTCTTGGTTGGCGGGGGTGGCGGTGACGCTGACGGGCGGCATTACCACCGGGTCACCTATGACATACGCCTGGCGACCCGCAATTTCACTAGCGGTCAGAGTGCGGTCATAGATGGCCACATGGGCCAGCTGACAGTTACCTGATGCGTTACCGTTGTAGTAATAGCCACCGAGCACCAGATAGGTGTTGGCAAGCTGCAAAAACAGGTCAAACGGTACCGTCATACCCGCATCCAGCACCCCATCTATATACACTCTGGTGCTGGCGCTGGCCGCCTCATACTGCATCACCACATGATGCGGGCCGGATGAAAGGGCTTCCCATGTTTTCGCCGATGGATAGGTGACCGTGCCGCCAGGCGGATTGATGTTCTGGTAGGAACAAAACTGCAGGGAATCGACGTAAATCATGATGTAACGGTTCGCGAAACCAGTGAGCGGCTGGTTGACACCAAATACCGTGCTGTAGGCCCCCCCACCCTTTGCCCCCGCCAGCCTGAACCACCCCTCAATGGCCACTATCTTTGGCAAGGTGTTTTGCGCTATCCGCAGCACCGCATTGGTATTACCGGTGAGCATGGACGGCAGTAAATCGCTGTTCATTTGTGCCTGACCAAAGGCTGGGGAACCATGGGCCGCCAGATGGCGGCCATTGCCGCTATGATCCTGGTTATCCATCAGCGGCCAGAATGCGATGGGATTAGCCGCTTTGATGGTGTCATAGAGCGTTGTCATGACTACCTCCAGGGGCCGGTGAGATCGAAGCCAATCAGTGAGCGCGGATCTGCAGAATTAATATTTGATTGATATAGACCACGGATGAATCGTACTTTCTTGCCTGGCATCGCAGGCAAGTCACCAAAGTTTTTCCGATGCCAGGCGGTGATATCACCGTATGGCACAATAAGCCCAGGTATGTACCCGCGCATGTGGTTACCGTTTTCGAGCACCATAATTGGGTCTGTTGACAGGTAAAATCCGTTATCAGGGCCGTTGGGTACAGATAGACCACTGCCAAATCGACTAAACAGCCCCTTGAGCCACCATGCTGTAGAACCAAATAGCTGATGATATGGGCGAGCAATGGCACGTTGACCGGATTGATCGAATGAAGTCAACGGAGTGCCACAGTTATTTACGGCACTAGGCTGGTCTCTTACTGCCCACGCCACGTTGTTATCACCGGCATTGGTCGTTGAGTAATGGCACAAAACAGCGTGGTATCGGTCACCGGGTCTAATCGTTCTAATGTAACCCATGCAAAAAATTGCCTGATAGCTGGCGGCGCTAATTGCTGGCAACCAATAAAGCATTTGGTTATCGCCAACAAAATCCCAAACTTTGGCGCTGTAGCGTTGCGTTGCTGGCCAGCGATGCTCGTAAATGGTGGTGTAGGTGTTGATATCCACCACATCCTCAATCATGGCCACCTTGGCAAGGTAGGAACCATACCCCCACGTATTTGAGCCAGTCCATCCACTGAATGCCGTGTTATCAAAACGCCACGATACGTTCCCTGACTCGCTGACGTTGGTCGGCCGGATGATAAACACCTTGCCGTCACCGCTCTCGTGGGTGATGGTCCAACCGAGCGGCGCCACCTTCATGGTCATGGCCGCGCCAGACCCCGACGCCCCCGGATCCCCGGCATCCAGCTCGAACCACATCTGGGTGCTGCTGACCTGCATCACCCTATGCTCGCCGTTGTAGGCAGCCGGGCTCACGCTGGCGACCTCAACCACAGAGTCTTGCAGGTAGGCATGACCACCGGAGAAGGTCGCCACAGCCCAGCCCTTGGCCGCATCCCAGGCCAGGGCGTTGATGGTGAGGGTGCCAAAGCCGGTCACCATGACCGCCTTGAGCAGCGCAGCCAACGCCCCATCGGCGGTATCCCCCAGGCTCGGGGCGCCCTGCATTTCACTCGCGTACCATTTCACGGGATGAATAGTCATTGTGTCAGTCTCCATCAGTGAGGCCCTGCCTGTCAGGGACGGCCCCACGGCAAAATAAGGGGTGGGGCGCTCTCTGCAAAAGAGTGCCCCACCCATTAGCGGTTGACGTTGCCGCGCAGTTGCAGCTCGAACTTGTCGCTTTCACTGGCCGCCACCGACTGCAAAATGGTGCGGATAACCCAGACCGGGAAGTTGGCCGATTTGGTGTTGAACCGCAGCACGTTGCCGGTGGCCCAACCTGTGCCCCATCCCCGCTTGTCCAGCCGAAAATAGGGCTGGCCATTGTTGGGGTTGACCGGGGCAAAGTCGGTGTTCACGTCACCCAGCGCTATCTGGCCCACGTTCTCCCCGACCAGCACAAACGAGGTGCTGGACTGGAAGATGATCGCCCAGCGCTCCTCTATGGTGGCCCGGTTGGTCACCACCAGAGGAAAGTCGGTGTCGTTGTACTGGGCCGTTGACTGGTCGCCGTCCACGTAGTCCTGCCACTTGTTCGTCCATACCTTCTGGTCGAACAGGCTGGTGTAACGGGACCACAGATCCCCCATGATGAGCGCGCTCGACACATGGGTGTCGCTGGCGTCATAGGCATGGGACAAAGGCCGCGCCAGGGTGAGGCGGCCGGAGATCTCCACATCGGTGACCAGGCTCATGTCCTCGATGCGATGCATCACCGCCAGCGGTTCCAGATAACCGGTCAGGTCCAGCGGGCTGGCCAAGGTGACGATCCCGCTGTCCAGGTTGACGCTGTAGAGCGCCGGCGCCAGTTGCTTGCCGTCCTTGTCCTCCACATGGGCATAAGCCAGCCGCTCACGGTTGGTATTGAGCTGCTGCCCCGCAGTGACCCCCATCGGGAAGGCACTGCGGCGGGTGGAATGCACCACGGCGATATTACCCTTGCGGATAAACGGCACCCGGCCGTCAGACGGCAGGCGCACCGGATCCAGCCCTATGATGTCGGCATCGAGCGGCAGATAGCTGAACACCACGCAGTTGAACCGGATGGTGTCAGCCACCACGCTTATGGGCTTCCAGATCTTGCCATCTTCCCCCACGGCCTCGGCGTCATACCAGGGCTGGCTTTCGTTGCCGGCGGCCGTGACCTTGCGGCCAAAGCGCACCTGCACAATGCCGGTCTGGTAGCTCACCCTGCCATCCATGTCGGTGGTGGTGAAATAGCCGTCCCCGTCTGCCGTGGCCTCGATACGGCGCCCGCTCGCGGTGTTGGCGCTGATATAGAGGCTACCCGGGGCCAATGGGGCGCCCGGGGTGCGGAAGGTCACCGCATCCACCGACTGGGCGCTGAACGAGGTAGCCAGCGACAGCAGCGCAGGCTGGGCCGCCTGCCCTGCTGCCCAGTCAGCCAGCACCGCCAACCCGTTGGAGTAGTCGATGGTGCCAGCCTGAATGCCAGAGCCGGTTTCAGGGTCGGGGTTGCGATAGAGCAGCCCCTGCCGGTCAACGTAGGTAGACCCGCCCAGGGTAAAGCGCATCGAGCCCTCCAGGATCGCCTCGGCAAAGCCGGGGGTCACGTCGATACGCAGCGCCTGCGCGGTCAGGGTGGCATTCTGGGCCTGCGCACTGTTGTTGTTGCGGTAGGTCACATCCACCCAGCCCTGCTCACCATCGGGGAAGGTGTACGCCGTGGTGTGGTACTCGATCCCGGTCATGGTCCAGCGCTGCACCGCCAGCAGGTTGTTGCCATCCCAGCGAGTGCCTACCGTCACCCAGGCATAGGTCGGCTTGGGCAAGGGGGCGCTGCCGTCCGGCATGAAATGCAGGGTGCCGGCCGTGTAGTCAATGGCCCCCAGCTCCACCCCGCTGGCATCGCGCAGCTTGCCCTGACCGTCATCGCGCAAGGTGATGATGGGGTCGCGGGTCTCAATCACCAGCTCCTGATCGTCCACGTCAAACTTGTGGTACAGGGCATTGAACTTGACGAACACCGAGCCCGGGGTGAGGTTGGTCGCCCCGCCGCCAGAGCCGTCCAGGGTGATGGAGAGGTGCCCCACCTGCCCCGGTGTGCTCAACCGCCCCGGTTCGATATGGCGCTCGGTCACCGGCTCACCGTACTGATATTGAGCCGCATACTCCTGGCCAAGGGCTGGCAGGGTGATGTGCTCCAGATCGATGATGCCCTCGGCATAGTTGATGGTGCCGGTGATGTCGCCCCGGATCTTGCCATCCCCCACCGAATCGTTGGCGGTCTTACCCGCGCCCCAGGTCAGGATCAGGCTCTTGGGGGTGATCCCGGTGTGGGGCAGTTGCCAGGCGCTCTTGCTGATGCTGATCGCCTGGCCGCTGCGGTTGGTGTAGTTCACCGGAGTGGCCCAGCTGAACATGATGGAGGTGTCCACATCCGGCAGCGCCCCCAGGGTCAGCATGACCGAGCCGGTGGCCAGATTGATGGTGCCCGAGCCATAGGAGAGATCCGCCCCGCGCAGCTCCCCTCGCCCGTTGTCCTTCAAGTCGTACCATTTCCCCTGCGCCATGAATGACACAGTGGTGGTGCCCGGTGCCGGGGTCGGCATCAGGGTGATGGTGTAGGCATAGCCGCGGTTGTTCGCCTTGACCTCGATCCGCGCCGTGTCGGCAATCCGTGATGGACGGGCGGCTGGCCAGAAGCTCACCGTTTTGCTGGCCGCGCCGTAGTTCGGGCACTGGGCATTGAACTCACATTGACCACGGCCATAGTCGATGGCACCGATTATCGTCCCGGCCACCACCAGGTCGCCGCCCCGGTCGGTGATCACCGCCGCTCCTATGGTGATGGTCACTGTGCCGGGCTTGGCGCCGCTGCCAAGGAACAGGCCCCGGCTCGGGGCGATATTGGCGGCCGTGTTGAAGCTCACCAGCCCCTGACCGGAATCCACCAGACTGGCCAGCTCACCGGCGGCTGTGAGATCCACGGCCGGGGTTTCGCTGCGGGCCGCCGGCACCAGCTGGGTGAAAATGGTCTTGGCCTTCACCTGCAGGGCGCCGAACGCCGCATCTTCCGCCAGCTTGGTGCTGGCATAGTAGTTGGCCGCATCGGCCACCACGGTTTCGCGCAGGCTGGTCTTGACGTTGGTCACCACGTCATAGGGGGTCGGCTGTTCCCCCTCGAAGGTGTAGCGCAAGGGATCGGCCAGGGTGCAGGTGATGACGTTGCGAGTGAACTCGGGCACCCCCTGCACCTGGAACTTGGCCAGCTGCTGATTCACTTCAAGGACGCGCACATACTGCTCGAACTCGCCGGCCTTGCCCTCGTTGCCGACCAGCACCAGGGTCTCGCCAATCTCTGGCAGGCGCACCTCGACCCGCTGGAAGAAGCGGATCGCCCGCTGCCCTTCCAGCTGGGTGTCGTAGAGAAACCCCCGCCACTTTGGCCCACGGGCCAGATAGCGCTCCACCACGTCGCGGGCTTTGTCGCGGGTGTCGTGGTGGTCTTTGGTGGTCATCAGCGCCAGTCCCACATTGGGGTCGGTCGGCGGCAGCAGCACGGTGGCATTGGCCCCGAAATAGGTGTCGGTGTCGTCGGTCTGCACGGCCAGAAACACCTTGCGCAGATTGACCACGCCATAGGCGCGGTCCAGATCGCTGATGTCGGGGAATATGCTGTTGTGCTCGCCGCTGACGATTTCCCTGCCGGTGAGGCGGCCACCGCCATCGGTGGTATCCGTCATGCGCTGGCTGGCCATCAGCTTGATATCGCCGGAAAGAATGGTCATGGGCTTACCTCGGTGAAATTCAGGGTCAGGGCATAGGGCTCGCCCGCCTCGGGGTCCGCCATCTCGATCAGGGCCGTTACCACCACGCCGGGGCGACGCCAGATGACGGTGCGGGCCACTCCGTCCAGCAGGGTCAGGGTCAGCAACTGACCCGGCACCGCCTCCAGCGCCTTGAGGCGCAGCACTGTGGCGCGGGCGCAATGACCGACCAGGGTAATGGGGCGTCCCTCTGGCCTTGGGGTCTCCTCCACCAGCAGCGCCCCGGATAGGGTCGGCGTCACCACCTGTTCGACGGGCGACCAGTCAAACTCGTCGCGCCAGATCAGATCATCGGGCAGCAGCTCGCTGTTTAAGGTCACGTTCATGAGCGCAATCCCTGCTGTTTAAGGAGACTAATAAAGGCGTTGGCATTGGCCTCGTCGGCCTGCACCTCTGCTCTGGCGCCGCTTGGCCCACGTAGTTCGATGATGTGCCGCTGGGGTTGGCCCTGATTGAACGGGGCTTGGGAGGGCGGTTGTGAGCCAGGGTCTGACTGGCCTGCTGCCGATGTACTGGCGATTTGAGCCTGCTCTGACTCCTTGGCCTGGGCCTTGCTGAGCTCGGCCTTGAGCTGGGCCCGCATGGCCTCCATCTCTTTTTGGAACTTCTCGCCGTAATACTTGCTCCACTCGCTATAGGCCGGAATGTCTTTAACCTTCTGGCTGTAGCGGGCCAGCTCCTCTTCCACGCCTGCAAGCGTGTTGGCCAGGCCATCGGCATTGCCGCGCAGGCTGTTGATATCCACGCTCTTGTAGTAGAAAGATCCTGCATTGACGGTCCGAGTGTTGCCATTGCCGCCCCCTCCGCCACTGGAGAGGCTGGTGTTGGTCTGTTCGGCCTCGTCCTGCACCCCCTTGAGCCCGGCCCGCATGGCATCGGTCGCCCCCTTGGCCCGCGCGGCAGCCTCATCAAAACCATCGCCAATGGCCGCCACTGCCTTTTTGGCCTCACCGCTGCCCCCTTTCACCTTGCTCATGGCGTCGCTTGCGATGGCCATGGAACGGGCCAGCGCATCGCCGGTGATCTTGCCCTGGGCGGCCAGCTGCTGCTGGCGCTCGATCACCGCGTCGAGCTCGGTCTTGGTCTTGGCGCTGTTGTAGGCACTGGCCAGCGCCTCCTCGATGGCGGCCGCGCTGGTGCCGGTATGCTGTACCAGCACATCCAACGCGCCCAGGGTCTTCTGAAAGCCCGCACCGATGCGGCCATTGGCCCGCTCGAAGTCCAGCCCCAACGTCTCGAAAGCCTTGGCCAACTTGGCCGGGCCATCGGCCGCCGTCTGCTTGGCCACAGCATTGATTTCGCCTAGGTAGTCGCGAGTAACTTTGGCCTCATCCCCCAGGGCTTTGACGGCGGCCGCACCTTGTCGCCAGCTGCCGGTGGCCTCGTCGTAATGCACCTTGCCATCACGCACAGCACGATCGAGATCCGCCATGCTGGTGATGGCCACCCCCAGCTCGACCGACAGTGCCGCAAACTGGCCGTTGAGACGGGCCTGAGTTTCCGAGCGCAAGGTCTGCGCCTCTCTGAGGGCCAGTTCAGCCTGCACCAGTTGGCGCAGGGCAGCGGCGAACTGGGTGATCTGGATGATGGCCTCCACCGTCACGGCGGCCAGCAACCCCTTGACCGCAGCCCCCAAGGCCCTGACGCCGATGGCCGCACCTGCCGCCACGGTACCGGCCGTGGTCATGCCACCTGCCGCCGTGGCCATCGCCGTGGGCAGGACGATGAACTGGGCATAGAGGCTGCGCAGATCCCCTATCCAGCCGACAATCTTGAGCCCCACCCACGCCTGGGCCAGCATGGTCAGCGCAGTGCGCCACTCGGAGAGGGCCTGGATCAGGGACTTGAGGGTTTCCCCGAGCGAGATGAAGCCATCAGAAAGACGCTGCGCCCAGGCTTGCAGGCGGCCATCCTTGGCCATCGCCTCAAACTCGGCGTTGAGGTTGGCCAGTTGATTCTTGAGCCAATCCAGCGCACCGGACTCGCTCACCAGGCGGTAGAACTTGGCCAGGTTGTCCTGGGCGTTGGAAATCAGCCCGGAGAGCAGGCTCATGTTGTCACGGGCGGCCCCGGAGGATTGGGCGGCGATCTCGTTCATCAGGGCTGCAATGGTGTCACGGCCGAGCTTGCCAGCTTCCGAGAGCTTCTGCAGCTCGGCGGTATTCTTGCCGGTCACCTGTTCCAGCAGTTGCCAAACCGGCACCCCCCGCTCGATCAGTTGCAGGATCTCTTCGCCCTGCAGCTTCTGCTTGGCCCAGGCCTGACCGAGTGCCAGAGAGATGCCCTGCACCTCCTCAAAACCACCACCCAGCTTGTAGGCCTGATCGACGATGCCCTGCATGGCCCCCGCCATGGGGTCGATGCCAAAGGCTTTCAGGCGGACAAACACCCGAGTCACTTCATCGAGCTGTAGCGGGGTATTCTTGGCAAAATCCTGGATCCAGGCGCTGGCCTCAGCCCCACCAGCAATGGATCCCATCACCGCCTTGAGCTGAACATTGAGCCGCTCGGCCTGATCGCCGGTTTGGAACATGGCCATCAGTTGGGTGGTGAGGGTCTGGATACCGAACCAGGTACCCGCCATGGCCACCAGGCGGCCGGTCAGGCTACCGATGGCCCCCTGGAAGCCGCCAGCGCCTTGCCCCCCCCTGCACCAGGGAACGCCCCAGCCGCTCGGTCTGGGCCGCGCTCTCGCGCAGCTCCCGCTGCAGGCGTTGCTGTTCCTGGGCGAGGTTGCGGGTATCAAGCCCGGCTTGGGAGAGGCCGGCATGCAAGCGACTATGGCTGGCAGCCTGGGCGACCAGTTGGCGATCCAGTTGCTTGACCTCGGAAGCCAGCAGCCGTTCCTGGTCGGTGAGCTGGCGAGCGCTACCTGCCGCCCCCTGCTGCTCGCGGCGCAGTTCGGCCAGCTTGTCACGGGAAAGCACGGTAGCCAGTTCGAGCTGGGTCAGGGCGCGGCCGCTGGCCTCGAACTGGGCGATCAGGTCACGCTGCTGGGTCAAACCTTCCAGGGTTTGCGCCAGGCGCTCGGTCTCGGCGGCGGTCTCATCGGAGATAGGGCCCAGCTCCTGCACCTGCCCCGCAAACGCGGCTAGGTCTTCCCGACCGGTGACCTTGGCCGCCAGCTCTAGCGCGAGTTTTAGGGTGGAAGCAGTGGACAT